TCTCCTAAAGCTGGTGTCGCAGGTTCGAATCCTGCCGGGGGCACTGACTAGCTAGCTGGTCAGAGCCTTAAGAACCCTCCCGTTCATTCGAACGGGAGGGTTCTTTCATGATCAGAGTCCGCAAAGAGTCCACATCCCCTAACGATCATGAGCGGGGATCACTCTTTCGAGGTACTGCCCCGCCCTTGCGTGCCGCGTAGAGTGCGGCACATGGGAGGGGCAGGGGCGTCTCCTCGCGCGCGCCTGACACGCGTCTCCCACTTCCTGTGGACGTCAACGGGGAGGTTGGCCCCACGGGCAAGGGTCCCCACCGGCTTTATCGGTGGGGACCCTTCTGCGTTCCAACGTAGACCGCCCCGCACCGGTGACGGTACGGGGCGGGACGCTTTGACTGAGTCTTAGCGTCTAACGGCGCATTCAGGCGGACACGCGAACGCCTCTGCACCGCTGGGGGCCGCTACTGACACGGGGTCTCGGTGGCAGGCGGTGTCAAGGGCCGCCGGCTGCTTTCACAGCGGGGCATGTGTCATGGGCACGAGCACTCACCCTTGTGCCCTGATCACGGAAGAGCAACAGATTTGAACCCTGGTCAGTCGCCCGCGTGAACGGGCGATCATCAGTTCCCCACCCCAACTCGCCTACGCGCAACGGCAATTCGCCCGGGGGCGGGCGCGACGTCCGACACTGCGGCGTACATGCGCCCCGCGTGCAGCGACGCCTCGATGTACTCCTGCACCTCCTCTCGACGCGCGTTGGCCGCGAGTTCGTCGAGCCCCACGGCGACGACCGCCTGCCCGAGCCCGAGTGCTGCGGGCGCCCAGTAACGGGCGCGCGGCACCCGCAGGATGTCCCGGACAGCACTTAGACTCACGCGCAGCTCGTCGCCGTCGACGTACACGCGGCGGCCGATGTGTGCCGGTGCGGATTCGCCCGCGACGCCGCGGCCCGTCGGCCGGATCCCGAGGGCGGCAGCCACGCCGAGCATGTGCTGCTCGATCGGGGCCGGATCGAAGTCGTCGTCGGGGCCGGCGTCGTCGTCGGGGTCGGCATCAGGGTCAAAGTCGGGGGCGGTGTGGACGATCAGCATGATCGCGAACACCCGCCCGTCGTTCGTGTGGTCCAGCCACAGCCGGACGTCGAGCCGCTTGAGCAGTTCGGACGTGGGTACCGGCGGAGCCTTGTCTACGACCGCAGTCACGACGCCCCCAGGTGGAAGAACGCCACGGCCGACGCGTACGCCCCGTAGAGATCGCTCGCGTCCGTGAGCGATCCCCCGTCGTCCGGCGGCACGATCCAGTGCCATTCGCCAGGCTCTGCCGGGCTGATGACCGACGGGTGCGGTACGAGCAGCACCTCGCCGTGCGTGATGGCTGTCGCCCCGGGGAGATCCCAATCGGCCGCCGATCCGACGCGCAGCAGGAACTCGAACCCCGCTGGCGAGTACAGGATCGGCCCGAATGGTGCGCGGGTCACCCTCAACTGCTGTAGCGCATCCGCGCCTTGCAAGTGGGGAACGCGTACAACGTCCCATGCCTGCCCGACGGGCAGTTCAGCGAGCTGCCCACCGGACCATGCGGCGAGGGTCACGTTCACCTTCGCGCCCGAGTCGCGTACCCACTCGATCGCGTCCCGCGTGCCCCCGTTCATGCGTCCACCGTGCACAGCAGCTCGGCGAGCCGGTCGGGGTCGACGAGCCGGTCGCGGTCAACGCGCCGGTCGGGGTCGATCGGCCATTGCAGCCAATGCGGGCCGGGCGGGGCGAGCACCTCGCGGACTGGTACGGGGATGTATGACGTGTCGCCGAGGCACTGCATGCCCTCGGCGGCGACGGGCCACGCGTTCGAGGTGCCGACGGGTACCAGGAAGAAGTACACGAGTCCGGCCGGTTCGTTGATTACGGGTCCGCCGATGCCCGCCTCAATCACGAGCCGTCCCAGCGGGGACGGGACCTTGACGACATCGAAGTTCCGCCCGACGGGCGACACGTTGATTCTGGATTTGGGCTCGCGCATGACCGGGGTCCGTCCGCTGTCGGCGTCGACGAGCAGCTCATCGGCTGGTCGCCGCTTCATGACGATCGTCGGCCGCAGCACTCAAACCCCATATGACCGGCGGGGGTTACCGCCTCGGTAATAGGCTAGATGTCCCTTTAGGGAATCCGCTTTTCGTGCCTAAGATCATTTCGGATTGGCCCATGGATACAGACACCCGCGGCCCTCTTTCCCCCGACGTCCTCGACCGCGAGGACGTCACGGCAGCCCTCGCGGAACACGACTTCGCGAGCGTCTTCACGCTGATCAAAAAGTGGGGCGGGCTGTCACAGAACCGCATCGCAGCGGCGTGTGAACTCACGCCCGGCAAGATCTCGAACGTCATCAGCGGGCAGCAGCAGATCGTCAGCTTCGCCGTGATCTGCCGTATCGCCGACGGTCTACGCATCCCCGGTCACATGCTCGGCCTCGCTCGTCGGCCGTGGGAGGTGGAACCCCTCGACGAGCAGCAGCACGTCGCCGAACCTGATCGGCAACCGCCCGCGGACGAGAGTCCGTGGCGCCCCGACGTTACGGTCGATCTTGCCTCGACCCTGACTCGGAGTGATCTAGTGATGGATCGGCGTGAAGCCACTCGCGCACTCGCCGGCGTAGCAGTATCCGGTGCCGTGCTGCTCGACTCCCTCGAAGGCTGGTTGCAGCCGGCCGCAGCAGCACCGACTCGCCCCCGTCGTGGTCGACTCGGCGAGCAGGACATAGAGCAACTGGAGCGCACCGCACGACAGTTCAGATCCTGGGATCACCGCTACGGCGGGGGGCTGCGTCGGAAGGCGGTCGTCGGGCAGCTCAACGAAGTTGCGGCGAACCTAGAAGAGCAGCAGCGCCCGGACGTCGAGCAGCGGCTGTATCGCGTGATGGCGCAGCTCGCCGGTACGGCTGCAACGATGGCATGGGATTCAGGGCAGCAGCGGCAGGCGCAGCAGTACTACGTTCTCGCCCTGCGGTCCGCGCACGCCGGCGGCGACACCGTGTTCGGCGCGAACGTACTCGCCGGGATGGCGCGGCAGTTGCTCTACCGCGAGCGCCCGCAGGACGCACTCGAACTCGTACGGCTCGCGCAGGATGGTGCACGGCACGAGATCGGCCCACGAGTCCGGGCCATGCTCCACACCCGCGAGGCATGGTGCTACGCCGCGCAGGGGCGGGCGAGCGCGTTTCAGCGTGCCACCGGGCAGGCTGCCGAGGCGCTCACCGACGCGGGTGCCCGTGAAGAGCCGTACTGGATCGGTTACTTTGGCGACGCCGAGCTCGCAGGCGTGACCGGTGGGCGCATGCTCGACATGGCGCGTACCGACCCGCGGAAGCACGCCGAGCCGGCTGCCAATTCGATCCGGCAGGCGCTCGCCATTCGTGGGGTCGAGGCGAGCAGGTCGTACGCGCTCGACTGGATCGGCCTTGCCGAGTGCAGTTTCCTTGCGGGCGACACTGTGGACGCTGCCACGAACACGCAGCGCGCCGTCGAGGCTGCGGCGCTCACCCGGTCCGCTCGGGTCCGATCTCAGCTCAGTGCCCTGTACCCGTACACGGTGGGGCGCAGTGCATCATCGGGGCTGCGCGAGGCACGAGACAGTATCCGCGACCTTCTGTCGACTTGATCGGAGTACGTACGTGACGACCATTGCAGTCACCGGGCACATGGACTTGACCGACGAGAGTGTGCCGCTTGTGCGGGCGGCGCTGCGCGAGGTGCTCGCCCCGCATGCGGCCGACGGGCTTGTCGGGGTGTCCTGCATCGCGGCCGGGTCCGACAGCATCTTCGCCGAGGTCGTATCCGAGGTCGGCGGGCGCCTGGTCGTCGTGATCCCGTCGCAGGACTACCGCGCGAACAAGGTGAAGCCCGAGCACGCCGCAGTCTTCGACCACCTTGTCGAGGCTGCCGTCGAGGTCGTCGTGCTGCCCCACGAGTCGGCTAATCGGCAGGCGTACGAGTCGGCGAACGCCGAGCTGCTGCGCAGGGCCGACCGGCTCGTCGCGGTGTGGGATGGCACCCCACCCTCGGGCAAGGGTGGCGGCACGGCGGACACGGTCGGCGACGCCCGCGAGGCGGGTCTGCCGGTCAACGTTGTGTGGCCCGAAGGTGCCGCGCGGGAGGGGTGACGGCTGAGCAGCGCCCCGCCGAGGGGGGATGGCGGGGCGCTGCGGGGGGGGTGCCCTAAGTGTCCCACGCTGCACGGGAATCTGTGCGGACATGACGAAAGCGCCCCTGCCCGGCCGTGAGGCCAGACAGGGGCGCAGTCATCAGTCGATCGAGTACGGGATGAGCTCGACGGGCACTTCTTCCGGTTCGAGTTGGCCAAGTCGCAGCCGGCGGTTCGCCCGCCTGATCACCCGCATTGCGAGGCGCAGCAGCCGTTCGAGCTTCGTCACTTGCTCGCGCTGCTGCTCGACGATCACTGTGAGGTGATCGACTTTCCCTTCGAGGATCTTGAAGCGCTGCCAGATCTCCGAGCTCACCCGCAGCTCGCCGACGTCGCGCTCGTCGACGTCCAGCGCCGGCCGGTCTGCCCCCGGCCGCGGGGTCGAGATCCTCGCGACGAGCACCGAGCCGAACGCGCCGACGACCGCGATCGCGACGCCGAGCACTGTCCCCTCACCCATGTCGCCCCCTTGTCACCGCGGCGACGACCACGACGAGCAGCAGCACCGCGAGGTATATCGGCACGGACGCCCACGCGGTCGGGCTGCCACCGAGCGCGCTCGCGATGAATGCGAGCCCCCACACGGTCGGGGGCAGGGTGATCGCGGCGAACCCCCAGACGTCACGTCCTGGTCGCAGCGCCCCGGCCGCCATGGCGAGGACCCCGCAGGCGATCCACACGGCGCCCCATCCCTCGATGCACATGATCCGGATCACCGGGGCAGCACCGGACGTGACGAGTCCGCGCGAGGTGACGATCAGCCCGAGCCCGTACGTGATCCAGCACGCTCCGGTGCCGGCGAGGGCGACGCCGCGCCACCCGAGGTGTGCCCACATGCGGGCGGGCGCGGCCGACATCACAGTTCCGGAAGGGTGCGGGTCGTCCGCGGGGTGTGCTTCGTCGCCCACCCGCCGACGAACGTGATCGCGGTCGGGATGATCGCGAGGACGAACGGGGCGAGCCCGTCGGGGAGGAACCCGACGAGCCGTACGTCGTCCTGCACGGCGGCGAGGACCGCGAGCAGCCCGGTCGACGCGAGGTACGCGGCGACGCTGGATACGGTGACCTTCGTTTCTACGGGTGCAGCCATGATCGGGTGTCCTTTCAGATCAGACGCGCGGGACGCGCAGCAGCGCCCACGTAGTCGGGCCGGGGATGCCGTCGGCGGCCGCCCCGGTGTAGTTGCAGCGGCGTTGCCATGCGGCGTACGACTGCCTGTCGACGTCGGTCCACGCCGGCCCCGGGCCCTCGCGGTACTTCCCGCAGCCCTCGGCGACGAGCCGTCGGCCCATGGCGGTGATGACCGGTGACCGGCGGCCGATCTTGAAGAAGCTGACACCGGGGAACGGCTCGAACTTCGGGGCCGGTGTGGTCGGGGACCCGGTGAACGCAGGCCACGTTCCGGGGTCCTGGTGGTCGTTCTCGGGCACGTGGGAGTGCCCGAACCATCCGGCCGCCGAGCGCCACGTCGCGTCGTTGCGGCGCCCCACGAAATCCGTCGGGCGCCCCATCGGCCAGACGTCCGGAACGCCCCACGACCGGACGTAGGCGAGCACCTCGGCCCACCCCTTGCACGGGGTGTCGACGAGCCGCGCGTACGTCGTGTTGTTCACGCGGCAGTACGGGAAGAACAGCGCCTCGATCTGGATCACGACGCTGCCGGCGCGGTTCGTACGGGTGCCGCCCGCCCGGTCGGCGAGGCTCTTCGAGCGGGAGTTCGCGGGGAGGAACTGCGTTACCCGGCCGGTGAACGGGTCCCACAGCAGATGGGGAGCGGCTGCACGTCCGGCCGTGTTGCGTCCGAAGTAGTCGGTGAGCGTCTCGTACGGCACGAGCGCCGCAGGCTTGGCCGCGGTCGCGTTGCGGTCCCACGTGATGTGAGCGATCGCCTTCGCCGGACCGCCGTCCGTCGGGGCATGGTCGCCGACGTCGAGGCGCCGGGCGCCGGGCATCCAAAGATCAGGCACGGGTCCCTCCGGACATAGAGAAAGCCCCGGCCGGTTCGGCTCGGGGCTGCGGGGTCGGGCTGGATCAGGTGACGGCGATCGCCGACCACCGAGTCTTGGTGTCGCGTACGCCCAGGTGCGGGTACATCCCGCCCCGGTAGGTCGAGTTCGTGACCGTCACCGAGTTCGGCGCGGTGATGTTGGTCCGGGTGACGATGATCTGCGTCGCCGTCACCTGCACCCGCAGGTGCTGCGCGCTGCCCGGCGTGATCGCCGCAGTCGCTACGGTGCCAATGCTCGTCGGGGTGCCGCCGGTCACCGAGTACACGTCGATCACGCCGTTCGTCCTGATCAGGATGTTGTACCCGTTCGGGTTCGCGGCCGCGCCGCCGTTGTCGTCGAACTGCCGGTCGCCGAGGGTGAGTGTCAGTTGGTGCGACGCCGAGGCGTAGTCGGATGCGTCGAGGACGTAGTCGTAATCGACGGTGAAAGCCGAGGGGAGCGGCCCGAGGTAGCCGTGCAGGCAGGACACGTATCCGCCGTTGGTGACGATGTCCGCCTGCCCCGTGCCGGACGCGTCCAGCCCCCACCAGGACGGCGAGCCGAGGGTGTAGAACCCGCGGTAGTCGGGGACGTCGGCGATCCCCTGCATGCCGTGCAGGAACGTGCCTGCGGCGTTCAGGTCCGTAGTCCGCAGCGACTGCACCCCGCGGGCGTACCAGGGGTCGTCGCTGATGACTCCCCACACGGTCCCGGCAGGCAGAGCAGCGACTGCGGAGCGCCGGTTGACGGTGTAGACCAGGACCCGCAGCCCGGCCGCAGCCGCGGCGTTGATCGTGGCGTTCGTCGTCTGGGAGTGGTCGACGCCGAGGTACTTCGTTCCGGCGGCGATCAGGCCGGCGTACGTCTGGCCGGACAGCACGCCGTCGACGTCGAGCAGTATCGACGGGATGCCCGCGGTGCGCGCGGCGGCGAGCTCGGCCTCGGTCCACGCCATGATGAGCACTGACTGCTCAAGCTCTTGCCGGAGGATCTCGGCGACGGCGGCCGCCCCGCTGCCGGCGTTGTTGCAGTGCACGATCATGGGCACGGTGTTGCCGATGCTCGCGAGGACGTCAGCGAACAAGGGGATGCGCAGGTCGGACGGCCAGGTGTTGGCGAACCAACTGCCTGCGTCGATGCGGCCGCGCAGGGCTGCCGGGGTCGTCAGTGCCGAGGTAGTACCCGACAGGTTCGAGGTGCGGTCGACGGTGCTGTCGTGCATCACGAACAGCCCGCCGTCGCTCACTTTGTACACGTCGATCTCGATCGCGTCTGCCGCGAGCGCCGCGGACATCCGGAACGCTTCGAGCGAGTTCTCGGGGGCGAGCAGCCCGGCGCCGCGGTGCGCGATCCAGCGGGGCGCAGTCACCGAGTCCAGACCGGCCCACGGGGCGACCGTCCCCGCAGAGACGCGCCCCCAGTAGACCGACGTCCCGGACCCGCGCAGCAGCGAGTCGCCCGCCTGCCCACCGGCCGGCCGCGGGATGTACGACGCAGCGAGGTCCGGCAGTTGCCCCTCTGGAACCTTCCCGCCGCCGTCGAGCGAGGCGATCCCGCCCGGCGAGCCGATGCTGCTCGCCGACACCCCGTACGTGTCGACCATGGCTCGGGCCACCCGGTCGGGCTCGGTCGGCAGCACCGCCCAGCGCACACCGCCCGAGTCCCACCAGAGTGTTGCGGTGACCCCGTCGGGCCCTTGCCACGCGAGCCGGCCCGTGCTGTCGGTCGTCACCGTGCCGCCCGTCGCCGCGCCGGCGAGGGTGAGAATATCCGTCACCTGCGATCCGCCCGTGCGGGCGGTCCACACCGTGCCCGGCCGGGACGCGAGCGCGTTGCCCGCCGCATCCGTGACGACCGCGCCCCCGTCGGACCCGTACTGATACCGCATGGAGTTCCTCTCAGTTCAGGGGGATGCGCACACCGTTAAGGCCCATCCATCCGGTGTTGGGCCCGACGTACCGCAGGCTGCGATCAGCCCCGACGTACAGGCGGCTCGCTGCCACTGCCAGATACTGAGTAGCGATCGGGTAGTCGCCTGAGAGAGGCGTACCGAGCGCCGACGGGATGTACCCGACGATCGTGCTCGTAGCGATCTGCGCGCCTTCGGTAGACCGCTGGATCCCGCCCCGCAGGTTGATGAACAGCCCACTCTCGACCGCGGCCGACGGGGGCGTGCCGTACGTTTCGTACCCGCTGGACAGAACGACGTCCGTCCACGCGAGTTGGCTCCACAGCGTCCGCCACCCGGTCGCGGTGCGTACGGTGAGCGACCCCGGCGTTTGAAGCCACGCGATCATGCCCTGCGTCGGTGCGGGGATCGCGGCATCGCGGGCGGCCGCGGTCGCGAAGTTCATGTTGACCCGGGTCGACGCCCACACGGCGAGCGCCATGAGATCGGCTGGAACAGCATCGGCATCGGCACCCGCCGGATAGGGGGCGGCGCCAATCGGGGTGACAGGCATACGGGGGTCCTTCCTATGGGGCGGGGGGTGGGGTGAAGCGGCCGACGACGACGTATCCGCCCCGCACTGGGATCACGAACACGACGTCGGCGGCCGCGCGGTCGGTGTAGCCCTCCAGACAGGCGGCGTTGATCGTCGCGCCCGCGACGGTGATGTCGACCGTTCCGTCGGGGAGCACTGCGGCGACGACTGCCGATCCCGGCGAGGGGTTGCTCGCGCGAGGCAGCAGCGCGTCGATCAGCTCAGTCATGTCGCCCCTTCGTCGTCCGCTCGCGTCGACCGGGTCTCGCACTGCATTGCGCCCGACGAGCCGAGCGTGAGTTTGTCGATGATGTGGAGCTGCGCCGGCCCGTCCTCGGGCTCGACCCGCACGACGTCGCCCGGTTCGAGCGCCGGGTTCGGAATCGCGGTGAAGCTCAGCCCGGCCGCGAGCCCGAGCGAGTTCGCGAGCAGCGACCGCGCGGCGGTGTCTGCCTGCGCAGCCGTACGCAGCAACGGACTTGAGTAATGCCGCGGGCGGCGTCCCATCGGGCCCGTGATCCGGGTCGGCGACGTCGGGTCGACATCCCGGACGGTGATCGGCCCGATCGGAACGCTGCCGTCGCTCGCGTCCCCCGTTGCCACAACTAGGTTGTACAGACCGGCCGTTGACGTCGAGGCGGCCGCGGTGATGAGCGCGCCGCCGTCGCCCGTGTCGACCGTCCACACCGGGGCGTCCGACAGGGTCGGTACGCGGCTGATCACGAACTGCCCGAGCCCGTCCGCCCACACCTCGACGCCGAGGGAGCGGGCGAGCGAGCTGTCGGTGCCGTCGATCGCCTCGAAGCGCTCGCGCTCCCACGTCGTCGCCGACACCGAGGCATCGCGGGTCGTACGCCGGGTGACGGTCGCCGACGGGACACTCTCCAGCAGCAGCGCCTCGATCAGGTCGAGTGCGCTGCTGTTGCGCTCGGTGCGGGGGGTCAGAAAGCGGTCGTCCGCGACGATCTTCTCGCGCCCGTACCCCTTCACTGAGACGCCGCCGAACGGCAGCGCCGCATCTTCTTCGTCGAGGCGGAACAGCCCCTGCGGCACAAGCTCGCGCGATCCGTCGAGGTAGTCGACCCCGACATCGAGCTGCATGAACCCGCCCTGCACGGTGACGCCGTCGAGTCCTCGGCGGACGCCAGGGGCGAGGACTGCCTGCACGGTCCGGCGGACGTTCGCCGTACGGTCCCCGGTCACCGACCACGACAGCAGCGGCGCCTCGAATGGCGCCCCTTCGGGCGGCAGGATCGTCGCCCGTGCTGTCAGCCGGTGCGTATGCCGTAGGGCGGGGTCCCACCGTCGCGAGACAGGCCACATGTCCGGCTCACCCCCCGGTCGTCACGTCCTGGTACGTCTGCCCGGTCGCTGTCCGGTCCGCGTACGTGGGCCACAGCACGGCACTGTCGTCGTACGACCGGCCGGGGATGCGCAGCGGGGCGTCGATCGTCGGCGGCCGGGCAACCGCCGTCACCGGGACGTCCCATGTGCGGTGCGGGTCGCCGGCGTCACCCGACATCGACTCGGACAGCTTGCCGGGCACCCAATACGTGTCCTCGCGTCCATATTCCTGCCGGGTCTGCACGAGCACCGTCGTGCCCACCGTGAGCAGCGCCCGCAGCGCGAGACGCTCGGCGAGCGTCGTCGTCTCGATCTGCGCCGAGGACGTCGGCAGCGACCAGGGATCAACCCGCATCACCGGGGCCGATGCCCCGAGGACGTCGAACCGCTCCTGCCGCTCCGCATATTCGAGGGTGGGCCACGCCATCACCCGCACCCGCAGCGACAGCCCCGGCTCGGTGATGCTCTTGATCCACACATCCCGGGTCGGCTCGGGCTCGGACACCGTGACCGACACCCCCGCCGACCGGGCGCCGACCACACCGGCCCATGACACCGGGTAGACGTACCAGGATGCGGCGAGCCCGAGCGGCGACTCGTGGTCGTACGCCACCGCGACACCGCCCGGCGCCCACGCGAGATCGCCGCCCCGCACGGGCACCTCGACGCCGTCGACGCCGACCCGCACGAACCGCACCTTCTGCGGTGACGTCGACGTGTAATCGGCGATCAGGTACACACCCGCGTGCGAGTCGTCCCGCCGGACCGTCAGGATCCCGTCCGGCGACACCGCCTCGACCGGCGGTGCCGGCGGCAGCACGTCCGGGTCGATGATGATCGACACGTCATGTCCTCCTTCCTGCCTGCGCCTGCATCACGAGCGCGCTCTGCGCCTCGCGGACGACTCCCCGGACCATGCCGAGCAGCTCGCCCCCTTCGAGGTACAGGGGGCCGCTCAGCACCATTTCGCGCGGCTCGGCCGACGAGCCGGCGCTGCTCGCCGTGCGGGGTGTCGAGCGGGTGCTGCTCGGCACCGACCCGGCCGCCGCAGTGCCTGCGCTCGCCATGCGCAGCGACGTCTCGTGGTCGAACACCTGCGACCCGGGCCCGAACTCGACGAGCTCGGCGCCCCGTTCGCCGACCCACGCGAGCTCGCCCGCCCGAGGGCGGCCGCCGCCTGCGTATCCGCCCGGCCGGTTGTACGCCCGCGCGAGCGAGCCGTACCTCGACATGGCGTAGCGCATGCTCGCGTAGATGTTGGCGAGCGGGTCGTAGATGCCGCGGCCGCGCAGGGGACCGGCGTACGCGTTGAACGTGCCGCCGATCGTCTGCATGAGCCCGCGACTCGGGTCGCCGTTCTTCGCGTTGATGTCCCAGTTGTTGATCGCGCGGGGGTTACCGCCCGACTCCTGGTTCATCCGGCGCAGCACGACCGGCAGCAGCGACGCCGGCTGTCCGACCATGCGGAGCGCCTGCAACACGACGCCGCTCCAACGCTGGACACCTGCGCCGCCGATGTCGCCGCCCCCGCCGCCGCCCCCGAAGAGTGAGCCCGCGACTTTCAGGATCTTGTCCTTCAAGCCCGTGAGCATCTTCATCGGGATCTTCGACAGGGTCTGAGCGATCGGCGACGACCCAATCTCGGCGATCTTCCGGCGAATGAACCCGGTGGCTTTCTCCCACATCTTCGAGGGGTCCGACAGGAAGTCGACGCCGGACATCACGACGTTTCCGATCTTGCTCGCCGCTCCCTTGATACCGCCCCAGATATCGCCGATGATCCCGCCGTCGGCCATAAGCTGCGACCCCGCCGCCTGCCACAACGACAGCGCGCGGCCGCGGTACTTCGGGTCGGTCGGGATCACGAACTCGGGATGCGCCGGGTTGCCCTCGCCGACGATCGCCGTCGGCCGGTTGGTCACCATCGGCGCCGCCGGCCCCCAGCCCGAGCCGACCGTGCCGCCGGCCGCGAGCAGCTTCGGCGCGGCAGGCAACTTGCCCAACCCGACGAACCCGGCGACCTTGTCCCACACCGCCTTGATGCCCTTGGTGTAGACCCACTCGATGATGAAGTTCACCGGCTTCGCCGCGATCGACTTGACCTGATTCCACGCCTTACCGATCGCATCCTTCGCGAGCGAGAAAGCAGCACCGAACAGCGCGACCGCAGCGCGACCGCGATCGAAAACGGGCTTCAGTGCGTTCGTCCACAGCCACGACGCGACCGCACCGATCCCGCGGAACGCCGGGGCGATCGCGTTGTTCCACAGCCACATGCCGACTGCGCCGAGCGCCTTGATCCCCGCACTCGCAACCGTGAAGATCGGCCGCAGCGCGTTGTTCCACAGCCATGATGCGACCGCACCAATCCCGGCGAACGCCGGCTGAATCGCGTTGCGCCACAACCACCCGGCGATCACACCGACTGCCCGAACGATGTTCATGATGTTCGTCGCAGCGGGCTTGATCCCGTTGTTCCACAGCCACATTGCGACCGCACCGATCCCGCGGAACGCCGGTCCGATCGCCGCGTTCCACAGCCACGACACGACCGCGCCGAGTACCCGGAACAGCAGCACGATCGGCGTGATCAGGACCGTCGCGACGATCGCGAACAGAATCCGTGCGGCGAGCCCGATCGCCGAGAACACGGGCGAGAGGATCGTCGACCAGAGCCACGACGCGACCGCGCCGATCGCCCGAAACCCGATCATGAGCCCGTCGATCACGGGCTTAAGGACGTTGGTCCACGCCCACATTGCGGCGACTTGGATGCCCGCCCAAGCTGCCTGCACGATCGCCCGGAACGTGTCGCTCCGCTGGTAGGCGACGACGAGCAGCGTCCCGAGTGCCGCAACGGCCGTGATGATCAGCCCGATCGGGTTCGCGTTCATCACCGCATTGAGCAGCCCCTGCGCGATCGCGTACCCGCGCGTCACCGCGGCCGCCGCGAGCAGCACCCCGCGATAGACCGCGAACACCGCCGTCGCCGCACCGGTCGCGATCGCCGAGGCGCCCATCGTGAGCGCGAGCCCGGCGACAGCCACGCCGACCGGCAGCAGCCACACCCCGTACTCGCGGATCCAGCGGACCCCGCCCATGAACGCCGCACCGACCGCGACGAGCGCAGGCACGAGAAAGGACAGCACCGCGCCGCCGACGGTCTGTACGACCGGCAGCACGTAGGTGTTCAGGAACCCGCCGACCGCGACGACCGCGGGGAGCACGTACGTCGTGATGACCCGTACGAGCCCCTGCATGAACGCCCGGCGGAACACCTCGATCGACATCGTCGACGTCGCGTGCAGCGTCTTGCCCATGCGGTCGGCTGCTCCGCCGACCGCACCGATCGCAGTCGTTGCCTTCGAGGGGTCAAGGGCGAAAAGCGCGGAGTTCAAATCCTCCGCCTGCGTACCGAAAAGCGCGACCGCGGTCTGCGACCTGGTCGCCGGATCGGGGATCGCACGCAGCCGGTCGAGGACCAGATCGAGGCCCTTCGCGGCACCCGGACCGCCCCGCGCGAAGATCGCGGTCATCTTCTCGCCGGACAAGCCGAGCGCCTTGAACCCGTCGGCCGACGCCTTCGATCCGTCGGTCGCCCGGATCGTGAATTCCTTCATTGCGTCGGCGACGAGATCGCCGTCGCGCGCACCCGCCTTGAGTCCCTGCGTGAGCAGCCCGATCGACTGCGCACCCGTGAGCCCGAGCGCCTTGAACTGGGGGCCGTACTCGTTCAGGGTGTCGAGGAAATCCTCGCTCTTGTCCGCGCCGGTCTGGAACCCGCGCGTGATCAGGTCAAGCGCCTCGCGGCTGTTCTTTGCAAGTCCCGACTTGACGAGCGCCCCGGCGCCCCTCGCGGCTGCGCCGACGTCCGTACCGAACGCCTCGGCGAGCCCGAGCGCGGACTGCGTGAGCTGCTCGACGTCCTTCTTCGGCGAACGGGCAGCGATGATCCCGTTCTGCGTGAGCTGCTTAAGCGCGTCGTTGACCTGGTCGACCGACTCGCCGTACCCCTTGGCGTAGACGTCACCCGCGATCTTCCCGTACTTCGCCGACTCGGCGGCGTTCAAGCCGAGTTGAGCGGCGAGCCGTGCGCCCGACTGTTCCTGTGCAACCGCCTCGCTGAACGCCGACGCGAACAGCACGCCAGCGCCGACCGCGACCGCACCGATCCCCGCTTTCAGCCCGCCGCCGAGGCCCGACAGCATGCTGCGGCTCGCGGACTGCCCCGCCTGCGCCCCGACCTTCTCGCCGACCTGCGCCGTCGGGCGGCCGATCTGCCGCTGTAGATCGGCGGCGTACCCACGGGCGCTCGGGACGATCGACACGTACCCGACTGCGACCTCGGTTGCTGCTGCGGCCATGGCGCGCACCGCCCTTCCGGATGGGTAGGGCGGTGCGCGTTCTAGGCGACCGCGTGCAAGCGAGTGCGTTCTCGGTGAGCGAGCAGATCGTCGGCGGTGATCTTCCGTCGCTGCTGCGTCCGGTTGCCCGGCCGCTCGACGGGCTCGGGGGGTTTGCTCTGCTCGTGGGCTTTCAGCCCACTGTTCGCGCGCTGCCAGTTGGCGACGCGCAGCTCGTCGATCACGGCTGCCTGTAGGTGCTCGCCGAGCCCCCACATGCTGTCGGTGTCGCCGAGCGCGCGACGCGTGCGGGCGCCCGCCGGCAACTGTCGTACGAGCACGCCGAGCTCACGCCACGACAGCTCGCCCCGGTAGAGATCGGAGAGTCGCACCCCGTAGTGCTGCCGCAGGTCTGCCTCGACTGCCTCGCCGTGCTCTCTCAGGAGTCGGTCGAGGCCCCGGATTCCCCCGGTGCCATCCCGCAATGCCCCTGGTACGCCTCGAACAGGGGCTGCAAGCGGAACTGCTTCAGTCCCACCTTCTCGAACGCAGGCCAGTCCTTGCCGAGCGCCTCGCGAAAGGCGCCGAGCATGGCAGCGGCGTCGCCGTTCTGCGCCGCGGTGATCAGCGGCATGATGTCAAGATCCATCAGGTGTGCCATAGACCAGCGTCGCCCCTGGTACTGGAACACGAACGGCGTCAGGTCGACCTCAGCTTCGACGGCGTCGAGGTTGAAGTCGTACGGCTTGTCGTCCGGCCGCCGTGCAGCGGTCGCCTTCTTCTGTGTGGTCATGGGCGCGGGTCCTTTCTGTGCGCGCGGGTGCAGTGAGAGGTGAAAGGCGGACGGTCCGGACCCGCGCAGATCGGACCGCCCGCCAGTAGGGGGAGCGCAGCGCGCCCGATCAGACGACTGCTGCCTGCGGGTCGTTGGTGATGTCGATGTACAGCGTCCTGTCGGCGGCCGGGTAGATCGTGATCGTGAGCTCGAACGCCTGAAGCTCGCTGTCGGACAGCGTCACCTCGCCGACCTCTTCGACCTCCCCCTTCGGGATCACCCGGCGCTTCGTTACGCCGCCGTCGACCAGTTCCATCACGAACGCCCGCGGGTCCGACGTCGGTACCTTGACCGTGCGCGTCGTCACGCCGGCCGCCGTCGCGGCAGTCGAGCCCGGGTTCACGAGCCCGAACACGACTAGGTTGTCTTCGAGACAGGTGATCTTGATCTGTCGTTTGTGCTTCGACTTCGTCGTGCGGACGAGCACGCCGCCCCACGCGTAGTGGTCGTTCGAGTCCTGGTCGCGGGACTCGCTCGCCCCGTCCTCGGACAGCAGCCCGACCGCCTTCCACGTGGCGGCGATCGGCGTCACGATGTCGGTCGGTGCGGTCGTGCCGACGGGCGCGGCGTACATGTCGGCGCCCTCCCACAGCCGCGGATTGTCGGTGTCGCCGGCCATCAGCGTGCCCCCTTGCTCTCAGCCCGGTCGCCCGCGGGGGCGAGGGTCTTGGACGATGCGCGGGTCGTCTGATCGGCGGGGCGGGCGAACCCGTCCTTCACAAGCTGCTTCGCCTCGGCGTCGTCGATGTCGGCGCTCTGGTCGGGTTGGTACTCGGTGCCGTCGTGAGTGGTTCGCGGGTACGCGAACGTGATCTTCATAGGGCTGTCCCTCTCAGTGAAATGTCGAGCGTGAACGCGTACCGGGCTTGCCCCGACACCTGGTCGGGCAGCCACTGCGGGCCACCAACGGTCGGGCGGGCGAGCGTCGTCGACCCGGACGTGCCGCGGGCAGCGCCGAGCAGCGCCCGGCAGACCTGCATCAGGTCGTGCGCCCCGCCTTCGTCCGGGCCCCAGCAATGAACGTCGAGGCGCGGCCGGTCGTGCACGACCGTGTCGGGCGGACCGCCGACCCGCTCGATCCGGACGAACCGGGTCGGCCTCGGCGAGGGCACCCTCGACCCGACCGGCACCGTGATGCCGCGGGCCGCGAGCCGGTCCCGCAGGTACCCGGCGATCACCGCGACGGCGTCCGGCATGACGACCGGCGGCGCGCTCACGACGCGCCACCGCTCAGCCCGCGCAGCAGCGCCCGCCGCGAGTCCTCGGGGTCCGACGTCGCATAGTCGCCGATCACCGCACCGCGCACGCGGGCGCCGTCGTCGCTGATGTCCGTACGGAACTGCCCGTGATCCGGCTCGGCGGCCGCAGCCGCAGCTCGTGCAACGTCGGCGGTCTTGCGGGCAATCACCTGTCGCACGCCGGCACTCTTGAGCAGCGCGCCGATCGCCCGCCTGTTGGGTGTAATCCGGGCTCGCGCCATGGGTCACCCCTCTACGGTTCGTAGCCTGATCTCGTAGTGGTGCAGCTCGGTCGGCTCGTACGCCGGACCGGGCGGGCCGATCACCTCGAACCGCGCCCCGTTCCAGTGGACTCGGTCGGCTCCGTGCACGGTGAGCGAGGCGCCGTCGACCGCGAACGGGTTGCACAGCAGCAGCCACTCGCCGATCTGCGCGTCGCGCTGCTCGGTGTCCTCGGCCCCGGTGTTCTGCTGCATCCACGCGGCGACGGCGACTCTCGTCGAGGTCGACCAGTCGTCGACGTCGTTGCCGTACCGGTCCGTCGTACGGCCGGGGTGCTCGACCTCGACCACATGGGGCAGCAGATCCTCGCCGATCACGGCAGCCACCCGCCGCGGCGCCAACAGTCCGCCGGATCGTCCCGCCATCCGTGCGGCGCCTGGTCGAGCAGCCCGACCGTGTACGCGGCGTCGGCATCCGGGTCGGTGACGACCTCGGGCTGCAACTGCCCGATCTCGTCCTCGGTGAGGTACAGCCCGCCGTTCTCGCCGAGCGTCTCCGAATACTGGCCGATCGTGCGCTGCCGGTACCCGCCTCCGTTCGCGATCACCCGGCGGGTCACCGCGATGACAATCGCCCGAGTCGTCTCGGCGGCCGGCGTGTACCCGGCCGGGATGTGCCTGCGCATGAGCGCCGACGCGTCGTCGAGGTACGCCTCGACCTGATCCCGGCGAGCCCCGGCGAGGGTGACGGCGGCGCGCTTCTCGTAGTCCTCGACCGTCGCGAACGCCGCCATCCCCGTTACTCCTCTCGCTCGACGACGCCGGCCACCTCGCACGCCGCGATCACGTCGTCGCGGGTCGCGTCGTCGGCGACCTCGACGTCGTGCTGCTCGGCGAACACCCGCCACGCTGCCTCGCCCGAGCCACGCCCGGACCGCGGCGGCGCCTCGGCGTCGCCCCCACCCGGGTCGTCCTGGTCGTCGACCTCGGTGTCGTCGTCGGTCCACGCGTGCACGCCGATGCGCTTCGCGACGTCTGCGGGAACCGTGTCCTCGGGTCCGTAGGCGACGCCGTCGACGTGCACGTACGCGATCAGGTGTCGGCTCATGCGAGCACCTGCGCCTTGAACGTGAGGTTCGGCTCGCGCAGGACCGGGATGCCGACCGCGGCCGCGTGCGTCCACAGCCTCACCGGGTCCTTCGTCTTCCACATCCCGGCGACGATGCCGGGCTGCTCGCCCGCCTGAAGGTTGTAGTCCTCTTCGAGCGCCTCGGCGGTCGTGCCGAGCAGCGTCGCCCCGAGATCGGTCGGCTGCGCCGCCGTCGGGTTCCCCGCCTCGGGCAGCAGCGCGATCGCGTTCGCCGGGGTGATCCTGGTCGCCACGCCGTCGACCTTCACACGGGCGTCGTACAGCTCGATCGGCGGCAGTCCCATCGAGGCGAGTACGCCGTTCACCTGGTCGACTGTCGCCATCGGCGCAGTCCCGGCCGGGGCGAGCGGGTACACCTGCCTGATCACCTGGTCGCACTGTTGCATGTGCTGCAACACCGCCTTCGGCATGAGGATCACGCCGGGCGTCTCGCCGTTCGTGTCCTCGTAGGTCTGCACCCACGATTGAAGATCGGTGAGCGGCTTCGCCGTGGCGTAGACCGACCACAGCACCGCAGCGACCACCGAGTGCGTGCCGATCCGGCCAAAGTCCACGGTGGTCTTCAGCTCGGGTACCGGCACGGTGCCGTTGACCAGGGCAGACCCTCGCGCGACCTCGAAACGCGCTGCGATGTTGCGTGCGAGGCGCTCGGCGTCGCGCGCGATGAACGGCAGCGCCTGATCGTTCGCGAGCTTCCGCAGCCTGAGCCGCTCGTACTCGTTCAACGGGATCTTCTCGGACACGGGCGGCAGTTCACCCATGACCCTGCCGAGCCCCTCGCGGCGGCCGATCTTGCTCTCGGTGTCCCACGACCGGTACGACGCCGTCTCGGCGAGCCCGCCGCCACCGCGCACGAACTCGTACGTGATGTCGTCGACCTCGACGTTCGGCAGCCACCGCGACAGGCGGAACCGGTTGATCTGCTGCTCGGCGAGCGACGCCCGGATAAGCCCGGTGAGCTGCGTCGGCTCGATGAATTCGGTGTCCAGTGTCCAGCTCATCAGTTCACTCCCTCTCAGACGAACCGGATCGAGCCGGCAACATCGGTCTTACCGGCGGCGTCGACCGCGACCGGCAGCCGCGCCTCGCGCACCTTGCCGTGCACGAGCATCGCCCCCGACGGGTCGAGCGTGTTGACCGTCGGCGCCCCGACCGCGGCGTACAGGAAGCCGACGAGCTTCTCGCGCCCGTCGCTCGCGGCGTTGTCGTACGGGCCGTACTTCCCGCCGGCCGTGATCTGCCCCAGCGGAATGCCGCTCTTGAAAAAGCCCTCGGGGTAGTGGGTGCCGGCGGTGAACAGACTCGTGTCGAGCACGATCGTCTCGGTCGCCTGCGTCCCGTGCTCGGACCCGAGCCACGATTGATCGTCGGTCCCGAACGATGTGGTCTTGATGCTGAGTTCCATGGGTGTGATCCCTCCCGAGATCAGGTCTTGTTTCCGCCGAGAAGCTGCTTGTACAGCTCGGCGCCCTCGGCGATCGAACCGCCGGTTCCGCTGCTCTCACGCCGCCGCGTGCCCTGGTAGCCACTCCCGCGCGTCCGGCGGCGCGTGTCGCGCCCGCCGTCCTGGTCGCCGTCGTCGTCGCCCTGGTCGCCCGTGTCGGGCTTCTTCGGGGCGAGCCGGTCGATCAACTTCGCGAGCCCGTCCTCGTCGACGTCGCCGTTCGCGTCGATGTACTTCGACAGGTTCACGTCCTCGACGACGTCGGCCGGGGCGTCGAGCCGCCCCGCGGCGTTCGCGAGGAATACCTGCCGCGCGAGCTTGGCCGCGCCCTTCGACCGCTCGTCGGCGACTGCCGATTTCACCGCCTCGGCGACTGCCTTCTCTTGATCCGTGGCAGTCGCCGACCGCAGCTCGTCGCGCTCGCGCGCGGCGTCGGCGTTGTCCTTCGCCCGCTGCTCGTGCTTGCGCGCAAGGCGCTTCCACTTCTCGACCTCGGTGTCGCCGCCCGTGTCGGGCTTCTCGTCGGGGTCGCCGCCCTTGTTCGCCTCGGTGTCCTTCCCGCCCTTGTCGTCCCCGGTGCCGCCGTCGCCGTCCGCGTAGAACACGGGCGACCACGGGGTGACCGGGTAGGGGTGGGTCCAGCCGGCGGACTGGACCGCGGGCAGGGGGCGGCGACGTGCTGCGCGCATGGTGGTGTCTCCCGTGTCGGGTGGGGTGTCATGGGTGCGCCGTGGCGGCGCAGGGTCACGCGGCCGGGATATCGTCCGGGCCGGTGAAGTTCTGTCGGCGTACTGCCAGCAACGGGCCGATCTCGCCGTGCTCGCGCGTGATGATCACCTCGCGGTAATCGGGGGCGCGGCCGCCGCGATCGGACTCGCCGAGGTCGCGGGCGATCGCGTCGTGCGCTTCTTCGAGCAGCCGCTCGTCGATGATCTGCCCGGGGTCTCTGTTGCCGGGCAGGGGCTCGGGTTTGCAGTGGCAGCCCGGATGAATCGGCATCAGATCAGCGACCCGGTACCGCTGCGTCGAGGCGATCGTGCACAGCGCGCAGTTCCTGCCGCTGCTGAGCCGACGCCGGAAGAACCGCGCGCCGCCACGCTCCATGGATTCCCGCGCGGCATGCGTGCGGGCGAGCTGTAGATCAGTCTCCGTGATGCTGAGCAGCCGATTCCGGCCCTGCGCGAGCGCGTCAACGTAGTCCGCACCCTGCGACAGCGCCGTATACATCTGCACGAACGGGCGCTGATAGACCGTCTCGGGCGGGGTACCCCGCAGTGCTTCGCCGAGCTGCACCCCCACAGGGGCGGCCGCACCGCCGAGCATGTCCGCGATCATCGCCGACAGGTACGCGTCGGTGATCTGCCCCATCTGCTGCTGCACGCCGAGGACGACCGGCAGCACACGTTCGATGAACACCGCGGCGTCGGCATCCCGGTACGAGCCGAGGCTGTCGAACGCGTCGAGGACGAACGAGATCAGCCGATCCCGGAGCGACCCCGAAAGCGCGTCGTACCGCTCGGCGAGCGCCGCCTGCAACGCCTCACCCATCGAACCCGCCGCCGTCGTCCGCGAGGTTGCCCGCGGTCGGCGCTGCGCCCGGTGCGGGCAGCAGCGATGCGGCGAGCAGCGCCTGCGACGCCGCACCGGCAGTGATGCGCCGCACAGTCGCCGGCGTCTCGCCCATTTCCTCGGCGACGACGTCGAGCGGGTACCCGATGCTCTTGAGCTTGGTCGCGGCATCGGCCTTGACCGCGAGCGAGGCGTGCGCGGGGTTCGCCCACCGCACCTCGGCCTCGGTGTAGTCCTCGGGAACACCCGCCTGCGCAGCACACAGCGCCATCACGGACTCGATGCCCTCGCCGAACGCTGCGATGTGCTCGCGCACCTTCGCCACGTGCAGGATGTCGAGCGCGCCGATCGTGTCGGCCGCGATGTTCACCAGGTCGCCCGCGTAGTAGTACGCGGGGGTCTGCGACAAGATCAGCATGTCGCGGACATCCGACGCATGCTCTTTCAGGAACCCGCTCAGGTCGGCGGCCGACAGTTGCCCGAACTGCGCGTTCTCACCTTCGGACGCCCACACTGCGGACGGCGACGGAATGAAAGGCTGCTCGACCGTAATGAGCCCGGTCACCGGGTCGACCTTTTTCGCGAACTTGTGCCCCTTGATCCACTTCTGCGGGAAGCCTGCGTTCCTCGACGCCGCCATGCGGTTCAAGATCCCGAGGTTCACCCGATCTTGAATGTCGACGACGCCCCCGAACTCAGGCTCGGGTTCCTCCCCGAGGTCCGGCATTCGCGCGAACTCGACGAGCGGCAGCATGCCGAGGTCGTGCGGCTCACCCTGGTCGCCGCCGATCCACTCCCACGAATCGGGGCCCCACGGCAGGCGGCGCCCGCACCGCTCCCGTGTTCGGTACGGGAACGACACGTCGTCGAAGAACACGCGGGCGTACCCGTACCCGTCGATCTCGTCGTGCCAGGCTTTCAGCCCGACATACGGCTCGCCCGTCTCGGGGTCCGTCCACACGATGCAGTCGCGCGGGTGCTCCCCGGTGATCAGCGGCGACGGGCGCCCGTTCTCCTCGACCCGGGTCGGGTGCGGGCCGACGAGCATGTACCCGACCGACTGCGTCATCGCGACCCGCCACACCCCCTTTTGCCGACTGTCGAGGCGGTTCTGCTGCCACCACCGCGAGGCGTTCGCGTCCGGCTCGCCATCCGGGCCGGTAACGCCGAGGGCGAGCAGCCGGTGCACAGTCGCGTTCGCGATCAGCCCACAGAAGTTCGTGCGGCTCTTCCGCTGAAAGTCGATGAACGCCGCCTGCGCATTCTTCGGAAGCTCGGGGAGCGGCGGCCGACCCTTGTAGTACCGCCACCACTCGTCGAGCTGCTTCTCGCGGTGCCGCAGCTTCCTGCCGAGCTTGAGTAGCCACCAATCCGGCGAGTCCGGGGTGTCGTCGAGCATCGTCGCCCCCTTCCGGGCTCGTCAGAACGTGAACCCGCCCATCTCCTCGACCTCGACGCCGAGGCCGGCGGCGATCGCGTCGAGGCGGCACTGCCACGCCAACACGGCGGCGACCGCAGCGTCGATCTTGTCGGGGCTGTCCGGGTTGGCTTTCATGATCTGAATGCCGCTGCGGGTCTTCCGCCTGCGGGAATTGAGCAGATGACGCACGAGCGCCGACGAGCCGTCGAGCGTCAACTCGCGTTCTGTCAAAGCGGTGTGGAACTTCTCCAGCGCCCGGACGATCAGCGTGCTGCGGCCGCCAGTCATCCACCATTCGATGGGGTGGTTCCTGGTCGACTGGACTTTGAGCCGCGGACCGTACGCCGCTTCCCAGTCGGCGACGTGGCTTTCCCACTTCGCAGGGTCGGCGTACATGCCGATGACGTCGTACCGGTCGAACGCCTCATGCACCGCGGCGAGCACCTCGACGACCGGCACCTGCCAGCCCTCGCCCGGCGTGTCCGTCGGTGGTTTCCACCCGCGCGGCTGCTCCCACACTCCGATCTCGAAAAGGTGCCCGTCCGACAGCCGGCACCCGATCAGCGCCGTCGCGTCGGTCACTCCGCGCGAACGCTTACGGCTGCCGTCGAACCCGAGCACGATGCGGTCGCCCGGCCGCACCTCGCGGTCGAGGTCGGATGCCGCGCGCACCTCGGGCGCCGACAGCCACGCGTCGGACGCATGGGTGATCTGATTCAAGAAGTCGGCGCGCAAGTCCTGCGGCTCGTTCGAGGTATCCCAGAAAGCGCCGGTGATCCCCTCGATCGGCGACCAACCCGACGGACACGGGGGGTCGTGCAGAACGCACCCGTCGGGGTGATCGCTGCTGTCGCCGTACGCGTACCGCAGACCGGCGACGAGCGACTGCTCGTCGGACATGTCCGTGTCGGCGGGCGCCTCGCGGTGATCGACCAGGATGCCGCGCGCACGCGACCGCCCGTCGAGGATTGCCTGATAGTCCGCGGCGCTGTTCTCGGCGACGGACCCCTCGCCCGGCGTGAACGCGTTCGGCGTCTCGATCACCGAGCCGCCGATCTTCACGGCGTTGAACCGCAGCGTCTTCGCGAGCTTCACGCCGCCGTTCGTCGCCGTCCATTCCTCAGTCTGGTCGAGCGCCGCGAAGCACGCCGGGTCGCCCTTGATCGAGCTCGCCGACGACGTGATCGCGGTGATCTCGCCGCGCGGCAGATAGATCACGGTGTCGAGGACGTCGAGCCCGTAGTCGGTCGACAGCGACCCGCCTCGCGCCATTTCGAGCAACGGGTTCCACGTGTTGTCGGTCTGCTGCTCGGTCACCGCGGCGATACGTACGAGCGGCGTCCGGATCGAGTGCCACGGCCGGCCGGCCGGCTCGCCGTACGCGTCCCATCCGTCGGCGACGACGTCGGCGCACGCCTCGGCGAGCGCGATCGCCCCGACGAACGGGCTCTTCCCCCACCCTCGCGGCCGGCTGAGCAGCGCCCGGTGAACGATCCGCTTGCCGGTCACCGGGTGCAGCTCGTAGTACGCGAGCGCGAAATCTGCCTGTTCCTTCGTGGGCACGAACGGCTCGCCGTCGTCCCGGCCGGGCTGCGCAAGATTCGCGATCATCCAATCGAGGACGTACCAACCCAACGTGGGGCGCTCGCCCTCGAACTCGGGGCCGCGCCACGGCATGACCGCCCCCTACGAATCGCCTGCCGAGCTCTTCCCGCCCGGCAGAGATCGCAGCCGCGCCGCCCCGAATCGCTCGCGCGCCGACGGACCGCCGGACGAACCGCGGCCGCCGTCGAGCCCGTCCGCCTCGGCGAACACCATGCGCAGCCGCGCCCGGTCCGCGGGCGTCGCCCCGAACGCCGCGACCCGCAGCCGCAGTTCGGCGGCCGCGGACAGATCGCCCCGCCACAGCCGAGCGTGCACGAGCGCGGTGTCGAGCAGTACCTGCCAGTCAGACGAACCGAAGTGCTCGGACTGCGGCGAGACGATCCACACCTGCCACCACTCGCGAGTGCGCTCGGGCCACACGAACTCGACGAGCTGCCCGTCGCGCTCGATCCGGAACTCGGGCAGCTCGGGAGCCTCGGCGCGCTCCCACCTGAGCACGGTCTGCGGAACCGTGTCGGCGTTCCGTCGAGCTCGCTTGCCTGCCGGCTTCGGGGCCGGCCCCATGCCTGCCATCACGCACCCCCCGTCTCAGCTCGCAGGACGTTGCCGATCTCCAACAGCGCCTGCGCGACTGCGATCGTGGCCAGTGCCTGAGTCTTCGCCGCGTGTGCGAGCAGCACGTCGGTACGGATCTGTCCGACTGGCATGCGGTTGAGCTCGGCGGCCGCCATGTCGATGGACCGTTCGGAGAGTGTGCGGTACGTCGGGATCGGCTCACGCTCCGCCATCACTCGACCCCCTTCTCTGCCTGCACCGCACTGAGCATGTTCTCGATCGCCCACACGATCTCGTCCCAATCACGCAGCCGGTCGACGCCGAGCGCATCCGTGATCCGGTCCATGAGCGCGACGTCGAGGTGCTGCTGCTCGTCGACCGGCTGCACAACCGGGGCCAGAAACCCCGACACGTCGTTCGCCGGAATCTCGACCGTCTCGGGCGTCACCATCACGCCCCGCGCCCCTACCTGGTGGGCAAACCTCTGCCAGAGATCGAAGAGGCTGCCCACCGGGGCGCCCGCGTCGAGTTCGAAGCGCCGCGTCGTCCACTCGTCGACGACGAGCACGAACGGCGGCCGCTCGTCGCCTGCCCCCTCGGGCAGTGTGAGGATCTGAATGCGGGTCATGGGCTGTGCCTCCCGTGTCGGGTGTGCCGCAGCAGACCCGTGTCGGGGCGCTACAGCAGAGCGTCGATCAGGTGCTGCACGTCCCCGAGCCGTCGCGGCGTGCCGCCGTACGTCGTCCCGGTGATCGCGATGTACCGGCCGTCGGCGTACAGCTCCACAGAGCCGCCACCGTCGAGCGTGATGCGCCTGCCGTGCGGCAGTGCGCCGAGTCCCCAGATGTGCAGCCCGTCGCCCGAACGGGACACCTCGACCCACGTCGCCCCGGCAGTAGCGTCGAGGATCGTCTGCGCCCACCCGGCGAGCTCGCCGTCGGGGCCGATGCAGTGGTCGAGGTCGAGCACGACGATCCCGTCGCCGTTCAGGACGAACCCGGACCCGACGCCGGCGGTCGACGCAGCGGCGTCCGCGTGGCGCGACCAGGTCGACGAGTCGGTGCTGCTCGCCACGGAACCGCCCACGGTCAACGGGACCTTACGGGCGGTATGCCGCACCCATCGCGGCCGGCGGGTGAGCTCGGCGGGGACGCTGCGGCGCGCGCGCTGCGCTGCGGCGCGACACCGCGGCGCGCAGTAGATCGCGTGGCGCCGCGCAGTGATGCGCAGCGGCTGCTCGCAGTGTCCGCAGGTCGGTGTCGGCATGCTGCCAGTCTAGTGCCGCGTACGCTTTCAGGTCTCTGACCTGCACGTATCAGTCGTGTATCAGTGAGGCGGCAGGCTGAGACGCCGTACGCGGACCCTCGACCGCCCGGCATCGAATCAGCCCACCGCCCCACTGTCCGCCCGCCAGCGGACCGCCCACGCGCCCTCACGTGGCCGTTTGCCCCAGACCCGTACAGGACCAGGCCCGCAGCACCTCCCGGGCCCCCGAAGGGGCGGGGAGGGGGAGTCGCCCCCCAGGGTGGGCCGGCTCGCGTTCGGGTTGGGAGTTCAGATCAGACCGGGATGTCGTTCCGGCGGCCGCCGAGCTCGATCTCGCCATCGTGCGGCGTTGCCCTCGCGGCTGGACTTGATCAAGTGATGGTGCTCGCACAGTGCTTGCAGGTTCTCGTACCGGTGGTCGTTGCCCGGCGTGATGTGGTCGACCTGGTTAGCCCAGTGACCACAGACCCATGCGCCTTCGCGCCATCGGCACCGATGCTCGTCGCGGTGCAGGACGTACGGCCGGATGACCGTGTACCAGTCGGCCGGCAGCTCGTCGCGTCGTGTGCTGCCTGCCCACTGGCCGCTCATGTCTCGTCGTCCTCGGTGTCGTACTCGTCGTCGGGGTCGGCGCGTTCGAGGGTGGAGTCGAGTGCGACGAACCCGATCGGGTTGCTGCTCGGCTCGGGCTCGGGGCCGAGGGCGGCGAGCAGTCGCAGGGCGGTCGCTTCGATGTGGTCGAGGGGGGTCTGCTCGTCGGGGTGGGTGTGGATGTCTACCCGGCGGGTGCCGTCGGTGAGGCGTACGCGCATGGTGCCCCCGGGGTTGTTCAGGTGGTGGTGTTGTTCGTGATCAACCCGAGGTTGTGCAGGGCGACCAGGAGGTTTGCGAGGGCAGTGCCGTCGGTCCGGCTGCCGTCGATCTGTTGCCGGGTCACGGTGGGCATGCCGTGGAACCCGAGGCGGTCGCCTGCGCCGTCGAGGGTGTGTTTGTACCCGGCGGTGATGGTGCTCGTCTGGACTGCGGCGAGGTAGGCGGTTCCGCCTTCGACGGCGGTGATCCGGGTGAGTAGGTCGTTCAGGTAGCTGTCGAGCGCGCTCACGTTGGTGTTGGTGGCGCCGAGGGCGGTTGTCGTGGCGAACGTGTTGTTCGCCCATGCGCGGTCGCCGTGTGGGTCGTTGGCCGCGGTGTGGGTGGCGATGGCGTTCGTGGTGAACGCCTCGGCGTCGGTGTTCGACCCGTTCTGTCCGGCTGCGCCTGCCGGTCCTTCCGGGCCTGCGGGTCCGGCGGGTCCCTGCGGTCCGGTCGCGCCGCCGGCGCCGGTTGCTCCGGGTTGTCCTGCGGGTCCGGTCGCACCGGTCTGCCCTGCGGGTCCCTGCGCGCCGGCGGGTCCGGTCGGCCCTGCGGGTCCGGTGACGATGACGTACTCGCCGGCCGCGGGGGCGGTGGGTCGGATCTTCCCGAGGTCGACGGTCGGTGTCGCCGAGGTGAGGAGCAGCGAGTACGAGCTGCTCGGCGCGTCGTGCCACCGTTCCTCGACTCGGTAGGTCCAGCCGCGGGGGCTGATCGTCGGGTCGTCGGCGGCGAGCACGCTGATCGTGATGTCGCCCTGGTCATTGGGGGCGACGTCGACGGGTCCTCGGATGATCGTGTTGTGCTCGGCGGACACGATGGTGTCGGCCTCGGGGGTGAGTCGCAGATGTCCGCGGTAGGGGCGTCCGTCGGGGTGCCGGTATCGGCCGATGACTGCCACGGTGGCGAGTTCGGGGGGAAGTGGCACGGCGAGCACCTCCGGAAATGACGATGCCCCGCGCGGTGGCGGGGCTGCGGTTTCTGTTTCCGGGCATGCGGAACTGCGCCCAATCTTGCGACACGTGATCGTGTTCGTCAAGCGTGGCGAGGTGAGAGAGGGGCGGTTCGGGCGTGCGCCCGGTACTGCCGGTAGATGCTCTCTCACCCCCGCCCCATGGGTAGTTGGAGTGGAGTGGAGTGGAACCCGCGCGCGCGAGTCCCGAGGGAGTCCCCCCGGGACAGAATGCGTTGACGTGCGGGGGTGTGCTTTTTCGGCGTGCGATTCGATCGCGTTTCTTCTTCGATTCGTTCGCGATTCGTCGTCGAAACGCAGGCGAAAGTACGGCGATTCACCGGCTGCCCCACCCGGAATGGTCCGGGCGGGGCTCGGGATTCAGGACCGGGGCAGTCGGCCGTTCGTGCCGTTCGGCGTTCCGGGTACGGGCCGGCCGCGACCGTTCGTCGGCTCGGGCTCGCCGCGTCCCTTGGCCGCTCGGGCTTGGTCGTTGCGCTTCTTCAGTTCGGCGATCGGCATGCTCTTGCGAAGGGGCATGATGGGCAGTCCTGTCTCGTGTACGCGGGATGGGTGCCCCGGGGCGGCCGGTCGCCTGGCAGTGATGCGGCCGCCCCGGGTGTCTGTCAGCCGGCGGGCGTGTAGCGGATCAACCCGCCGATGGGGTGGGGACTTTGGATCACCGCAACGCCGTCGCGGTAGTCGACCGTGCAACCGGCGATCAGCGCCTCGGTCATGTCGAGCCGCAGGTGATGGCCGGTAGACGGGCGCGGGTACTCCCACGTCGTCCCGTCGTCGTCGCTGGTCTCTTTGAGGTACTCAGCGCCCGTGTTCACGTCGGCGACCGGGCTCGCGTCGTAGATGCGCAACCACTCGTCGTGACGCGCCATCAGCGCTCTTCGCCGTCGGCGAGCCCCTCGAACGGCTCGCCGTCGTCGTACTCGGCGGCCGCAGCGGCAGCAGCCTCGGCGGCGAACCGCAGCTCGTCCTCGGCGTCGAGCCGTGCCTCGCCGTCGCGCTCGTACTCGGCGAGTTCCTCGCCGCTCATCACGTCGGCGTTGGTCATCCCGTCGTACGGGTCGTGGTCGTAGTTCTCGGTCACTTGGGTCCCTTTCGTGGTGGGTCAGATCAGGCGGTTGCAGGCGGCGACGATCAGGCAGCCGAGCAGCAGCAGCGCAAGCGCTGCGCCGACGCCGAGCTCGTTCTCGTGGTCAGGGCCGACCGACTCGTCGTCGGGGTGATGGCCCGAGTGTTCGCGTGCTCGGTGCCACGCGCCCTCGGCCTCGGCGGCGCGGCGGGTGGCGACCGGGGGCGAGGTTGTCCGGCACTGTCCGCACCGGTATCTGTAGGACACACGGAACCCCTTCCGAGGGTGATCCAAAACCGCTTTCGGGGCGGGTAGTTGGGGTGGTAGTTCGGGGGTAGTTGGCGGGTAGTTTTCGCAGGTCAGATCGGGACTACCTGCGCCACAACCGGCGCTTAGGGCGACCGCCGTGCGGGGGGTCGGGAGAGGGGTCCGCCGAGGGGTCGACAGGGGGCTCGGGCGGGGGGTTAGTGAGGGGCTCGGCGAGGGTGCTGAGAGCCGCCCGGAACGCCTCGCCGTGGACCCCGACAGACAGCCCCGATCGGGTGTTCAGTCGGTCCCGCACGGGGATGCCCAACCGGGTGCAGATCGCGCGTACTTCGGGGATGCCCCACGCGGGGTCGACACCGGTCTCGTGGTAGAGCTCGACGATGTCCCGCAGGAGGACCCCGTTCCGGGTGCCGATCAGTTCGGCGACGGCGGTGATGAACTCGGCGTCGGTAGGGGGCTCGACGACTGCCTCGGCGTCGTCCTCGGCGGCGCCGGCGTCCCCCTTCCCCTTCTTTTCGATCTTGTCGGGGGGAGGGGCTGCGGCGGCTCGCAGAGCGGCCCATGCCCACACGGGGATGAGCACGGCGACCGTCCACGGTGCTTGACCGATGCCCCACCCGGCCGCAATGAGCCCCCACATCAGGCCGGCGGCGTTCCACAGCCGGTCGATTCCGTCGGCGGCCGCGATCCAGTGCCCGGCGCTGCGCAGGATCAGCCACGACCCGCCCCGGATCGCCCGCCATGTCTCGCGCTCGGCGGCGATCGGCTCGGCAGCCTCGGCGTACGCCGTGCGCAGGATGTTGCCGGGTCGGGCGCGCTTCTTCTTCGGTGGGGTGGTCATCAGGCGAACCCGAGGAAGAAGTCGCGGATATAGATCGCGACCATGGTCCACGCGCCGCCCGCACCGCCGAACACGGTCGCCATGACCAGCCCGGTTACGGCTGCGGCGCGCGGGTTGAGCTTCACGAAGTAGGCGATCAGTACCAGGACGACCGCAACGGCGGTGGGCTCGACGTCGCCGAGCGGCCCCTGCCCATGGCCGATCTTCGCTGCCTCCATGGCTCCGCGGGTGAACCCGTCCGGGATTCCCCAGATGCCGGCTGCGGCGATCAGGACGGTACCAGCGCAGAGTGCGAGGGTGAGTGCGGCGTTCTTCTTCAGCGTCTTTTCAGAGTTCTTGCGGGTGCCGAGCACGAGTGCCGTGAACAGCACGGCGGCGATTCCGCCCGTGCCGAACCCGCCAATCAGCGTCGCCGCCGTGCCGGCCGCGAGGGTGCTGTGCATGGGTGTCCTTCGAGGTCAGAGTGTGGCGTTCGGCCCGTACAGGGCGAGCGCGAGCACAGCGGACGCGAGGGGGATGCGGGCGATCCACCCAACGACCCGCAGGATCAGGTGCGCGTCGTGGCTGCGCCATCGGTGGGTGCGGATCTCGGCAACGGCGCAGACGACGATCAGCCCGGCGCCGATGACGACGCCCTCGCGGGGGTCGGTCCGCCCGTAGAACAAGAGCCTGCCGACCGCCCACGGGACGATGCCGACCGCGTAACCGATGCCGGCCGCGCCGATGTTGTAGATCCCGACGGCGATGCGTCGGCGCTGCTTCGGGTCGGTGGTCATGCTCTTCGCGATGTCGTCGATTCCGCCTCGGATCTCGACGACGTGCGGCGGCGTGCTCTTCTTCGTGGCGGGCGTCTTCTTCGGGTCAGGCTGCTGCTCGACCGGCTCGTCGCCGTCGGGGTCGTCGCCCTCGGGCTCGTCGTCCTGGTCGGGCTCGGGCTCGTCGTCCTCGGGCTCGTCTTCCTTGACCAGGACGAGTGCCGGTTTCGGTCGCCGCCAATCCGGCAGCCGTGACCCGCCCCGAGCGGGGGCGGTGTCGGCGGCCGGGGTCGGTACGGTCGGCGGGTACGCGGGCGGGGCGGGGATCATCCCGGGCCTGAGCGGGGGCTGCTGCGGGAGAGGCTCGGTGCCGTCGACCCGCCGGCGCAGCATGGAGCGAATGCGGTACTCGTCGGGGTCAACTGCGGGCGGCGTGTGCTCGTTGGTGGTCACCTGCGCCCCCTAGAGGTACTGCCCGGTACCGGGCAGCGTCTTCGGGGCCGGCTTCTTCGCCTGCCGGTCGCGGGAGTTGACGGTTCGGACGTACGCGGCGTCGGCGTCGATGTTGTGGCGGGCGAGGTGTCGTGCGACCTCGGCGGCGCTCACTCCCTCGGGGAGCACGCTGCGGACGGCGCGCACCGCGTCGGCCTTGATCGTGCCGACTGCGGCGAGCGCATCATCGACGATGCGGTCGGTCGACGGAGCCTTGACGAGCTCAGGCTGCTCGGCGTCGCCTGCGGTCTGACCTGTGGGCATCACCGCATCACCCGTGTCCGCCTCGGGCTGTTCGGGTGCGGCGGCCGCAGCCGGTGCAGGGGCTGCGGGTTCGGGCTGTCGGACGGTGATGACGACGTGCTGCGGCGGGGGCGTGTCAGCGTGATGCGGTGCGCCCGCATCACGTGATGCGGCTGCTGATCCGGCGGTGCGGCCGAGGACGATCGCGACGTCGAGGTCGGTCACGTTGTGTCCGTACTGCGCGAGGACCTCGGCGAGCTGCCCGAGGGTGAGTTCCGGTCGGGCGTTGTGCACGATGCGGATCGCCTTCGACGGGGGCAGCTCGGCGAGCTCAGATGCGAGCACCTCGCCCGCCTGCCGCCGAGGCGGTTCGGTGGGGCGCTGCGGCAGCTCGACCTCGGGCTGCGCCTCGACGAGTTGCTGCTGCACCGTCGGCTCGGTCGGGCTGCCGCCGTACAGGGCGGCGTGCCGCGCCTCGGCGGTCTGGAACCTGCGCAGTTCGGCGCTGATCGTGGTCTGTGCGGCGAGTTCCTGTCGGCGCTGGGACAGCCACGACCGGGGCCCTTCGCCGAGTGGGACGGCGTACAGCCTCATGACGATCATCCACAGCCCCTTAGCGATCAAGGAGACTGCCCCGCCGACGGCACCGACGGCGAAGTCGCCGTCGATCCAGCCGTGCAGACCGATCGCCACGACGGACCCGGCGAGGAACGCCCACCCCGCGTTACGAGCGGGGTCTGCTCGCTTCGGGTCGTGGCGCTCCAGCCACTCAACAGCCATGCAGGCGATCCACGCCGAGTCGAATACGGCGGCCGCGCCGTACGCGATCGCAGCCGCCGTGACGGCGGCGAGCAGATCGCCAATGCTCGCGGTCGACCAACTGATAGACAGAGTCGTGACCAGCACGGCGAGGACCACGACGCCGCCGCGCAGTGCGCGGTCGAGGTCGCGGGGCGGGCGCGGCACGTACACCCGGTAGGTCTCGGTCGTCTCGCGCGGGTCGCCGTTGATCTTGGTCGTTGTGGTGCGGGTGCGCTCGACGGGCTTGTACCGGACGCCGGGGATCGGCGGCGTCTCGTGTACGGGCTGGGGCTTCCTGCTCACGACTGCCCCCCGTGTGTCCGGCGGTCGTCGTGGCGCTGCTGCCGCTCGCTCGTCGCGCGGTCGGTCGCGCCGGCGTTGTAGTCGCGGCGGCAGGCGTCGACGGTGGCGGGCTGCTCGATGATCTCCCGTGCGCGCGGGGCGTCGTTGTCGCTCATCGCGCACCCGCCAGGATCTCGACCGCGTGCGCGACGACCTGCGGCACGTCGGCCGCCGAGTCGGCGCTCGCCTGCCACTGGATCAGCCACGTTCCGGGGGTGCGCCGGTCGAGTTCGTGCAGTTCGGGGTCGGTCTCGTCGTCGGTGGGCTGCCGGAACACGTCGACGGTGTACGGGGTGTCGTCGCTGGGCTGCTGCGCGGCGACGATCAGCGAGTCGTCGTGGCGGGTGACGGACACGATGCGGGTGCTGTCGAGCCCGACGGCGGTGAGCGCGTCGATCGCGGCGAGCCGGTTGCGGAGCGACTGCGCGTACTCGGTGCGGGTGTCGGCGGGCGGGAGGGTGGCGAGCACGGCGTACATGGCGGCGCTGTCGCGGTCGACGATCAGGGCGGTGTCGTAGATGCCGTGATGCGTCCATGCGGCGAGCGACACCGTCGTGCGCTTGACGAGTTCGGTCATCGGCTGGCTGCGGTAGATGGGCAGCCGGTCGATTCGGTCGGCGACGTCGGCGAGGATCTCGCGGACCCGTCGGGCGTCGTCGACGGCGGTCTGTACGTCGTGCGGGGTCGGGTGGTTACGATCGTTCACGCTTGACTCTCCTGTTCATAGCAGGGGGTCGGGCAGCCCGCGAGGTGTCTCACCACCTGCGGGGTTCTGGTCGGGCCCGGCGTCTCACCGTCGGGCCCGACCGTCCTGTGCCCGTTCGGCGTCTCACCGCCGAGGGGCTTACGTGCCGGCTATCCGACACGGGCGCGCGCGTACTGCTACGTGAGGGCTTCGCGGCGGTGGACTCCGTCGCAGGACTCGCCACGCTCGGCGCAGCCGCAGGGGCAGCCGCAGTTCTCAACGGCCCGTACCCAGAAGGTGAACACGCCGCCGACGACGTGCTCGCCGACGATGTCGATCTCGTCCACTCGGTCGAGGAACTTGTCGAACGGCGCGGGGGCGTCGATGTGCTCGGCTACTGCCTCAACATCGTGGCGAAGCCATTCGCGCGCCGCACCGAGTGTCCCGACGCACTCGACTCGGTACTCGGAGCCGATCCCGATCTCGTGCGAGCCGACATGGAACCGCGTGGTCGCCTGCATTGCATTCCTCCGTAGGTCGCTGTGCGGCTTAATGTACATCGCGTCTTGTTGTACATCAAGCCCGTTGGTTAAAGTAGTCGGTATGGACGCCAACGCCACTGATCACGCGATCGCCGAAGCACGTGCCAACATGTCCGAACTGCTCGCCTCGGTCCGGCTGTTGCGGCGCTCGTACTTCCTCACCAGTCGCGGAACCCGACAGGCCGCTGTCGTGCCCGTCGAACTCGGCGAGCTCGTCGAGCGGGCAGGCGGCCCCGATCAAGCCGCTGCGATCTTGCAAGCGCACTTCGACAAGTAGCCTGCTGCTCGTGGCGTCCGACGCCGCTGTCGCCCTGGGGACGGCAGCGGCGTTTCGCATGTTCAGGCAGCGACGTCCCGCCCTTTCGCCGCCTCGCGCTGCCGGCGTCGCGCCTCGGCGCGCTGCGCCCGCCGGTCCGCCTCACGCTGCCGCGCCTCGGCTGCGTCGAGCGCCACGTACAGGGCGGCGAGCTGCTCGGGCGTAGACCACTCGCGGCGCATCGTGTCCACGTTGAAGCGCACCGGGGCGCCGCAGTCGACGAGCCCCGTCGCGCACGACACGACCGTGTCGACGTCCGACCCGGTGTGCATGAGCAGCACCCCCTCGCACCACGGGCACGGCCGGGGCAGCTCGACCGTGCGCCGGTCGGTGCCGATGGTGCGCTCGATACGCCGCGCCGCCTCACGAGCGATACGGGTGATGCGCTCGCGGTGCGCATCACTGAGCGGCAGGCAAGGGCCGGGCTCGTCGACGAGCCGGTCGAGCAGCCACTGCGCCGCCCGCGGGGCGCTGCGATCACTCAGGTTGTAGCGCCACCGATGCGGGTCGGTGTCGTCGCGGGCGGCGAGCAGCGCGAGCTCGTGCCCGGCCGGGTCGAGGGTGCTCGCCCGGCGAGGGGCGGCGATCACGTCGCGCTGAACGTCAGCGGCGATCTCGTCGGCGAGGGCGGCGAGGACGAGCTCGACCGCACGGATCGTGTCGACGACGTGCAGCCGCAGCGGCGCCGGCTGCTCGGCAAGTTGCGCGGGTCCGCGGTCGGCGCGTACCGGGTGCAGCCCGTCCTCGCCGACCTGGTCGCAGTGCGCGCACTGGTAGTAGAGCTGCCCGGACGGGTGGCGGGTGGTGACGAGCTGCTGTGCGTGGCGGTCGGCGGCGACCTCGGCGGCGTCGTGTTCGTCGAAGGTGCGCAGGTACTCGGAGCCGGGGCGCAGCGGGGGCCAGACGTCGGGGGTCGCCGAGTCGAGCAGTGAGCGCAGGTGCGCCCAGTGGGTGAGGACGACGCGCAGGTCGTCGGCTGCGGTGCGGGCGGGTGCGGTGTGGTTCATGGCGGGCGTCTCCTGCGGTGCGTAGGGTGATCACACCGCGTGGGGCGCCCCGGACATCTGGCCGGATGGGGGCGCCCCGTCGCTGGTTTACGAGCCGATGCTGCGCGAGCTCGTCGTTCGGTCACGGCTCCATGGCGGGTTCACGAAGTGGCCAAGCAGCATCGACGCGTAGATGAGAGTGAGCGCGCCGAGCACGAGCACGTCGATCACGCGGCGGCGTCCTGTCCGTACGGGCAATGCCGCTCATGCGCGAGCCCGGCCGACGCGACCCACGTGCCGCAGCACGGGACGAACTCGTGTGATGCGCCACGCTGCGACGGAATGTGGCGCTGCGTGCGCTCGATGCGGTCCGCGCGGACGGCGGCCGCCCGATAGTCGTAGTGCGCCGAGTCGGACAGATGGGCGAGCAGCAGCGACGTACCGATCGCGAACACGAACACGAACCACAGCGCGAGGCATGCCCACAGCACGGCGAACCCGCCGAGGACGAGTGCCCCCGCCATCAGCAGCCGAGCCGACCGGCGGTGGCGGCGCATCGCGTCGCGGTGGCGGGCGAGTTGATCAGTCATGGTGAACCCCGTTCGGTTGGTAGGTGTCGAGGGCGGGCAGCTCGACGACGTCGCGGTACACGTCGATCTGCTGCGGGGCGCGGGTGGCAGGGCGGCCGCAGCCGGCGAGCAGCAGCACCTCGGGGTCGTCGTCGACGTCGTTCTCGAAGTACGCGGCGAGCTGCTCGTCGGTCATGTCGCCGAGGTCGGCGAGGGCCTGCTCGTCGAGGTCGGCCGGGTCGTACTGGAACGCAGCCATCACGCCCCCTCGGCCGGCTCTTCGGGGTCGAGGAACTCGACGGCGGTCGCGCCGACGTGTCCGTGTACGCGCTCGACGCTCACGCGGCCGCGGTCCCAGAAAACGACGCTGGGGTGCTCGCCGCGCCACCGGATCGAGGCGGTGCCGTCGGGCCACAGCACGCCGTCGGCGACGTCCCCAACGCCGCTGATCCCGGATACGTCGGTGCGGCGGCGCAGGACGAATCGGCGCGGCCGCAGGTCTTGGTCGGCGTGGACGACGGTGCGGCCGGTGAGTTCCTTCGTGGCCTCGTCGACCATCCGTTGCACGGCTGCGTCGTCGGCATGGAGTCGCGCAATCGCGCGCATCGTGGCGAGTGCGGTCGACGGCTGCTCGGGTGTGGTCATCGCGTCTTGCCCTTCTTCAGTGCGCGGGCGGCCGCACGGCGTTCGGCGCGGTTCGGGGGCGGTTCGGGGTCGGGGGCGTCGTCCTCGACGAGCTGCTCGTCGGTGACGACCACCTGCACGAGCTGCTCGCGGGCGTGCCATCCGGACGGCAGGCGCCGCGGGCCGGTCACCGCGGCCGCCACGGCTGCGGGCGGCGCTCGCCCCGCTGGTACAGCGGGTGGCCGGGCATCCCGTTCTTCGTGACGCCGAATGCGGACAGCCGGCCCATCCCGGGCAGGGTGAGCACGGCGGCGACGCGCTGCTCGACGGCGTTCGCGCCCCACCCGGCGACGAGCGGACCGCCCGAGCCGAGGGCGTCGAGGGCTGCCTGCGTCAGCCACCCGTCGTTGTCCGGGCCGGTGCGCAGCAGCTCGTCGTCGGGCAGATCGCGGGGGTGGGTCGCCCGCCACGCGTACAGGTTCACGACGACGAGCGCCCCGCACCCCCAACGCTGTGCGAAGCGGGTGCACTTGCGGGTCGTCGCGTCGTCCTGGTCGGCGTCCGCGGTCGACGGGTTGAGCATGATGAACGTCGCCGGGACGGCGTCGGACCATTCGCGGGTGAGCCGGTACCGGTAGCGGCCGCAGTCGCTGAACTCGGCGGTCCGGTGCCTGATCGGCTGCGGCTCGGGGAGCGGTCGGGCCGGGTAGATCAGTGGTGCCATTGCGGTACTCCGTTCAGCGTGTGACGGACGTGAGTTGCGGGGCGCGGCTCTTCGGTCGGCAGGGGGCGAGTTCGGCGCGCATGGGGGCACACAGCGGCTCGGGGGTCATGCACCACCCGTCGTCGGCGAGCGCCGCCACGACGAGCCGGCCGACCGCCTCGGGCGGGGCGAGCGGGTTCTCGGCGACGATCGCGGCGACCACTGCGACCACGGCGTCGGGGATCACGACTCCTCCCGTGCCGCGCGAATCCGGTCGCGCACCGCGAGGTACTCCGCCGTCGGCCGACCGGCGCTCTCGGGGATCGCCCCACCGACCAGGGCTCGCAGTTCGAGGGGCGCCTCGCAGCCCTTCCGGATTCCGTCGCGCTCGGCGCGCAGGGCTGCCCGGTATCCGGCGGTGTCGTCGGGGTCGACGTGGGGGTGCTTGTTGGGCTCGAACGTGCCGACGTGCCGGTCGAGTCGGGCGCGGGCGACGATGCGCCACCGGGCGGCGATGTCCTTCGGCATGAGCGGCCATGCGCTCTCGGCGTAGTGCTCGCCGACCGCCTGCCCTGCGAAGTCGAGGGGGACGTCGCGGAGGATCGCCGCCCACATCGTGAGCTGCGCAGCTTGCTCGGTTTCGTCGGTGCGCACGACTCGGTCGTCGACGAGCGCGATCCGGTCGAGCAGTTCGAGGGTCTCGTTCATGTTCACGCGGTACCGCCTTCTGCGAGGCGTGAGCGCAGCCGGTCCAGCCCGGCGCGCTGCTGCTGAGATTTGGTCATCTGCTGCTGTCCGAACGGCACGACCACACCGCCGGCCGCAGGCTGCTCGGCGCGCTCGGTCTCGACCCACTGCTGCCACCGCCCGCCCCATGCGACGGCTCGCTGCCCGTCGTCGAGCTGCCGCCGGATGAACTTGCGGGTGACGGCGACGAGCTGCTGCTCGGTGAGCGGCTGCCGCCCGGCGTCTTCGCGGGCGAGCTGCGCGGCGCGTACGTCTTCGATGCTGGGCTGCCAGTCGGCGGCGATCAGAGAGAGAGTCGGCTCGGACGCTCGCGCGCCACTACCGGTACGTACATCTCTCTCCTCAGCCCCCTCTTTATGGAGTGGAGTGGAGTGGAGTGGACCGCGCGCGCGTGAGGTCCCCGGGGAGTCCCCCCGGGACGCATCACCGTGACCTGCGGGTTCGTCAGAATTGGGCGTGTGATTCGACTGCGATTCGTCGTCGAATCCGTCGTGATTCGTCTGCGATTCGTCGTCGAACCGCATCTGATTCGCGCTCGAATCGCCCGCGGGCTGATGCCCCGCGCGCTGCCCCCGCTTCTTCGCGGCCGCCTTCTCGCGCCGGGCTACCACCTCGCGGCGGGACGGGTTCCCGCTGTCGCGGTAGTCGTGCATGTAGTAGTCGCCCGGCCGGGGCTGTGGGCAGCGCGGGCAGTCGTGCCCGTGCGCGTGCCACAGCCCGACGGCGAGCAGCTTCGTGATCTGCGGGGTGCTGCCGTACTGCTTGGCGAGCTCGCCGGGCACGTGCCCGTCGGTAAGATGCTGCGCCACATACGAGCCGACGCGCATCCACAGCCCGAGCGCGGCGTTCGTGGCGCGCATCATCTTCGGGTGGCTGTGCGCCCCATCGTCTACGACGAAGAACGGCATCGGGTATCTCCTGTGATCAGAGCGTGAGTTGCCCGGGGTGAACGGGCGAAGACTTGGGGGTGCGGCGCTGCGCGGGCAGCCGGTCGGCCGGCGGCGTCGGGCCGATGCACTGGTGGTCGATCGCGTGGCGCCGAGCGCACGGGGTCGACCGGGTGTGGCAGCTCGCCCACCGCAGGTCGACCCCGTCGCGCGTCTCGTACACGCACCAGTCGAGGCGGTCCGGCTCGCGCAGCGCGCCCGCGGCGGCCGCCGACATCTGCTCGGCGTCGGCGACCACACTGAGCGCCGCCGTGCGGCCGACGAGCTGCCGCAGTACCGGGGCGGCGCAGCGGGGGCAGCGCGCACGCCGCGCCCCACTGCGACCGGCCGGCCGTGTCATCCGACGTGCTCGACTCGACTGCCGCGCCGCTGCTGCGCGGTGTGCGCCGCATACTCCGCCTCGGTCGGCATCGTGGCGAGGGCCTCGGCGACGGCGATCTCGACGTCGTGGTCGGCGAGCCCCGACTCGGCGTCGAGGGTGCCCTCGACCTTTCGGCGGCGCATCATCGCGCGCATGATCTCGGCGAGGTACTTCGACTGCCGGTCGTCCGACCCGACCTCGGCGAGCGTGATCCGGAGTTTCACCGTGGCGTCTTTGTCCTCGCCCTCGGCGTGCCCGGTGTAGCTCGTCGCCCGCAACTGGACGACTGCGAAGATCGAGGCGCCGGGACGCTCGAACAGCCCGCGGCGCAGCTCTTCGGGGATCGCGGCGTGCAGCCCGGCCGCGCCGCCGTCGAGCTTCACCTCGACGTCTTGTTCTCGCGACAGCTTGGGCATGTGCTCACTTCCTTCGGTTCGCTTGCTTACGGCGCTGGATGTCGCGCATCGCGGCCGCCGTCCGTACGTCTTCGTTGGTGCAGGTGTCGCGGCGGTGGCGTTCAGCCCGGCGTACGAGCTGCTCGACCGCCTCGGGGCCGATGGCGTCCTCGGACGGGGCGCCGCAGGCGCACGCCCAATCCGCGGACACCGTCGATGTGTTCTTGCTGTCGAACCGGACCCGCAGCCCGGGGCCCGGGTTGGGGTTGCCGATCGTCGGCCCGAACCCGGTCATCCCCCGAGCCGCCTCGCGCGTTCCACATCGGCGAGCAGCGCCTGCACGGCCGGCTCGTCGCGGACACGGTCGAGCAGCAGCCGCAGCGCGACCTCGGCCTGCAACGGAACGACTCCGTTACCGAGTGCCTTGAGCCGCGCGTTCCGTAGGGCGGCAGCGCTCATGCCGGGAGGGGCAGGCACCGAGGTCACGTGCCCGGCCGGTACGCCCTGCATCCACTCTGAGAACTCGGGCGCTAGACGTCCTCGATCGTCATTTGGCCAGGGGTGGGGGCGCCCGAGGACCGTTTCCCAACGCCGGATCGCGGGCTCGTAGTCGCCCCACGCAACGTCGGGTTGCCCCTCGCGTACGTCTCGCTCGTCCTGGTCCCGTCGGCCGCCGTCGGCGTCGGCAGCAGCGGCCGCACCACTTCCGACAGCGGGGGCCGGAACCCCTCGCTCGCCCGTCGGCCGGGGGTCCCGATGTCCGATGCCCGAGGTGTCGGCAGCAATCTCGCCGCATCCGTCAACGTCATCCCGTACCCGCTGCTGTACGGCGTCCCGTCCGGCCGGAAGTTCGCGGTGTCCTTCCCGTCGCCGGCTGCCGGGCTCGGCAGCAGCCGCGCCGCTGCGCTCGGCAACGTCAGATCGCCCGAGCTCCCCCGCTGATTCGGTCCGCCCTTCGATCCGTCCGTCGCCCTCGGCGTCGGCAGCAGCTTCCGAGCGAGGGAATCCAACGACGGCCGAACTGCGGCGTTCGGCCCCTCCGACTGGTTGCTGCCGTACCGAGTAGCCGTCGGCGTCGGAAGCAGCGTTCCCACCTCGGCCGCGAGCGACCGCCCGTGCGTGCCGGCTTCCTGCGACGGGCTTCGGGTCGTCTGCCGGTTCTCGTTCGCCGATGCACGCGGCGTCGGCAGCAGCCGCAAGGCGTTCGGCAACTGCCCCTTGAATCCCTCGCCCTTGTGATCCCGAGCCGTCGGCGTCGGCAGGCCACGCGAGGATGAACTCGCGGAACCGCTCGTGGGGAGCGCCGACCTCCTCAGCGCGTACGCCCGCCCACTCCGCATCGAACCCGATGGCGGCCAGGTCTCCGAGTACGGCACCGAGTGCTCGCAGAAGAGGCTTAGTTCCTGCGTGCTCCACACAGCACGCTTCGAGCTCCATACCGCTACGAGCCTTCGCCGAGAGGATGCCTCGGACATTCTCGATCACCACCAATCGGGGTCGGAGGATCGCGACCGCGCGCAGCATGTACGACCACAGACCCGACCGGGTACCGGTCATGAGCCCGGCGCGCTGTCCGGCCAATGAGAGATCAGTGCAGGGGAACCCGCCGGTCACGATGTGGACCGGACCGAGTTCGTCGCGGACGCGCTGCCATTCGACGGCGGTGATGTCGCCGAGGTTCGGCACATGCGGCCAGTGGTGGGCCAGGATGCGGGCGGCGTATTGGTGTTTGTCTTCCGGGTCGTATTGGCAGTGCCACGCGGGCTCGCCGCCGAGGACTGCCTGCACCCCCATGTCGAGCCCGGCGTACCCGGTGAACAGCGAACCGATCCGCAACGCCTCCGGGGCGACGTCGTCGAGGGTGCTCTGCCCGGGAACCGTCGACACCGGCCGCGCGGTCGCGGCGAGGACGTCGTCGAGCCTGCGCCGAGGCAGCGCCACGGCCGTACCGGGGATGTGCTGAGCGTGGGTCGTCACCGGGTCACCCCGATTCCGGTCACGGCCGGCCACGACACTTTGAGCAGCCGATCCCGCTGCGCCTGCGGCATCCCGAACAACGGGTCGCCGAGGGCGTCGTGCCCGGCCGCGCGCAGCCACCAGGCGTCGCACATGTCGCCGCCGTGACCCTTCGCGTCGAGGTCACCGGGGAACTCGGCGCCCGCCGCGAGGTACGCGGCGTCGGCCATGCGGCGCTTGTCGGCACCGCCGTGATCCGCAGCGAACCCCTTGAGCGTCGCGGGCGACACGAATGCGTACGGCACGTCGGCGTCGAGCAGCGCGCCGACGACGACACCGTGCAGCCGCCCGACGATCTTGAGTGCCGTCGCGTGCATCTTCGTCGGCAGATCCTCGACGACCGCGAGGTGCGGTGCGTGCTCGGCGAACTCGGCGGCGAGGACATCCCGCACCCGCAGCAGCCGACGGTCGCCGTCCTTCGCCCGGGTCTTGATCGCGAACGCCGTGCCGTCCGGGCGGCAGACACCGGTCGACGTGATCGACAGATCCAGCCCGATCACCCGCAGCTCGGCCGGGGCGACCACGATGTCGGCGAGCGGCGACTGCGCACCGGAACTGATGAGCCCCGGGATCGAGAGCGTCGTCACTGTGCGCCCCCGTTCGGGGTGCCGCAGGCGCGGCAGACAAGCCCGGCCGGCGTGCGGTCGTGGCGGGTCGACAGGTGCGCGCAGGTCGTCGTGTGGCAGGCGAGCCACACCTCGACGACCTCGGGCGAACCTGCGGCCGCCGGCCGGGGACGAACGGACCGCAGGCGGACCGCCCACCCCGCGAGCAGCGTCACGATGCCCCGGTGCGAGGCGAGGGTGCTCACGACTGCTCACCCCCGACCGGGCTGATCGGCCCGTACAGGGCGCGCAGTACGTCGAGGGACTCGCGTACGCCGTCGTCGCCGACCGGCTGCATCACGGGCGTACCGAGGTGATCGAGCCGCCCCGACCACATCCACAGCGGCTCGGTAGCGGCCGCCGCCCACGTCACCGACAGGTCCCAGACGTGCCCGGTGCCGTCGGTCCACACACGGCGCTCGGCGTCGAGGGTGCCGTGTTCGGCGTGCAGGGGCTCGTCGCCGCTCGGCTGCTCGGCGTCCGGCGTGCAGGGGTACGGCGGGTGGGCGTCGACGAGCGCGCGGGCTGCGTGCACGAGCACCGAGGCGACGGCGTGCGTGCAGCCACCGGTCGGCGTGATGTCGAGAGCGCCCTGCGCGTCAACGGTGATGACGAGTACGTGCTCGTCGAGGTCGAGAAACTTGATCTTCATGCGTCCCCCCGAGGCTTGATCGGCCACGACCCGTCGACGACGGCGGCCGGATCGGTCTTTCGGAACCACTCCTGCAACCCGGCCGCCTGCTCAGCGGCCCACCGGATTTGCCGGGTGTGCAGCTCGTCGGCGGCGAGCCCTTCGAGCTCGTGCAGCCGCGGCCGCTTGTGGAACCGGATGCGCTCGGGCCACTGCGACGGCGCCATGTGCGCGAGCGTCCCGATCCGGTACAGGATCCGGGCCGACATCAGCGCGTCGTACGAGCAGCCGTGCGCCTCGGACTCGACCCATGGCAGTTCGTAGACCTGCGCGAGCGTGATGAGCTGCCGGGCTCCCTGCGTCTCCGACGGGCGCTTGCGGTACGGCAACACGTGCTGATCGAGCACCCGCGTGTCGAGGACCCGCAGCGGCGTCTCGCCGAGCCGGTCGAGCAGCGGCTGCACGTTGTACCGGCGGCACTCGCGGTCGAGCAGCGTGAGGTCGTACGGCACGTTGTGACCGACGAGCGGGTCGCCCATGCCGACCCGGGTCGCGAGTGCCTCGGCGACCTGGTCGACGATGTCGGCCGCCGGCTCGCCGTGCGCCTTCGCGTGCTCGGTCGTGATGTGGTGCACGGCGGTCGCCTCGGCGGGGATGTCGACGCCGGGGTCGGCGAGCCACTCGTGCGAGTCGGTCTGTCCGCCACCGCCGAGCCCGATCACGGCTGCCGTCACGATGCGGTCGACCTCGGTGTCGACGCCGGTCGTCTCAAGGTCGAACGCCACCAGTCGGGAGGTGTGCCACATCAGCGCCCACCCCCGCCCGGCTGCGCGACCTCGGGCCACGCGTCTCCCGGGTTGTCGACGGGCGGCTCGTCGTCCTGGTCGACGACCTCGACGTCGTACACGCCGTCGTCGTCCGGCCCGAGCTCGTCGTCGCCCTGGTCGTCGCCGAGGTCGCCCGTCGTCGTGTCGACGCCCGCCTCGATGTCCTTCGCGATTCGGATGAGTTGCAGCGACAGTTCGTCAGTGCCCTTCGGGTCGACGTGTCCCGCCCGGTTCGCCCTATGCCATACCGCGCGGGCGTCCTCGACGGTTCGGCACTGCTGTGCCTCGGCGACGTAGTCAGGGCGGGCTGCCTCGATCGCCGCCCGGTCCACGCCGCTCGGGTCCAGAGCCGCCGCAGTGGTGAGCGGGCCAGACAGTGCCTGCCGCAGCGTCGGCAGCGACGGCACGAGCATCACGACCGGGTAATTCTTCGTCTTGCCCCGTCGTACCGCCGTCCGCTGCTCGATCCACATGCGGACCGGCATCAACCCCTTCCCGCCCGTCGCCTGCAACACGGTGTCGATCCCGCCCGCCATGACGTCGGCCGCGTAATGGCTCTTCGACTCCAACCGCCACACGCCGAGGTCCGGCAGATCCGGCAGGAACACACCGATGCGGCTGGTGGGCTTGCACACCGACCCCTGCTTGATCTCGTTCTGCTCGTGCCAGTCCGGCCCGAACTTCGCCAGGCAGATACACGGCTGCCGGGTGAGCTGCTCTGTCTCGCCGTCGCAGCGCCGGGCGCAACCCCCGCCCGACCACAGCTCGTACGCCTGCGACAGCGGATCGCCTGCCGGCAGTACGGCGCGCAGTTCGGTCGTGGTCGTGATGACCCGGTACTGCGCGATCTTCTGGTTCTGCGGTGTCCACTCCTCGACGTCGCCGCCGTACAGAGCGGCAGCCCGCTCGACGTACTCGCGGCTGTGGCTGGACAGTACGAACGTCTTCGACTTGACGGGGATCGGCCGCCCGTCCGGCTTGGGGTTCGGCCGGCTGTACCCGGTGCGGATGCGCCCGAGTTCAGCCGTCTGCCGTTTCATCGTGAGGATTCGACTGCCCATCAGGCGGCCGCCTTTCGCTCGGTGGCACCCGGCGCCCACGACGGCAGGACCGTCGGGTACTTGCTCGGGGCGGTGTGCAGATAGCGGGCGGTGCGCGTCGCGCCGAGGAAGGCGGCGAACTGCGCCCGGCCGGATGGGACTTCGATCAACCGTTGCGATCGCGGCCGCAGGTTCAAAAGCGCCGTACGGCTCACCCGAGGGGCGTCGCCGTCGGTGTCGTCCGGCAGCAGCCACACCGGGGCATGCCGCAGCGCGGCGAGTTGCAGGGGCTGCTCGGCGTAGACGACGCTGTCCGGCTTCTTCATCGACGTCTTGTAGTCGATGAGCCACAACTGCCGGCGCCCGTGCGGGCCAGTCGGCAGCCATACCCACAGATCACCGGTACCGGCGTACCCGTAACGGCGGTGCAGCACGGTCGTCTCGATGGCGACGATGTCGCGCTCGACGACGACGCGCCACAGCCGCAGCCACGCGGCGAGCTGGATCGCGTACGGCTCGACCTCGGGGTCGGCCGGATGCGGGGTGTCCAGCACGAGGGACACCGCCCGCTCGTGCACACGGGTGCCGAGATCCTGCGCCCGCTCGGTGTACTGCCGGTGCACGCCGACGAGTTCGCGCCGCAGCACGGTCGGCTCGGTGCGTGCCCGGTGCGCGGTCGAGATCGGGTCGGCGATCACGGCATCGGCGGTCATGCCTGCCGCCCACGGAACCAATGCGGGTTTCGAGATCGCGCTGAGCGCGTTCGTGACGCTGATCAAGTCGGGGCCCCCGGCGGGGTCGGTGTAGTACCGGCCCCGCTCGGTCGCCACCGCGTGGCGAGGATCAGTCACCGGGCACCGCCGGAAGATTCATGCGCCCCCACCGAACGCCGATGAAAAAGGCGGCGATTCGGGCACGGCTCGTCGCGCGGACCGTGCTCGCGTCCGGCAGCACCCGAGGGCGCACCGGGCAGCAGCACGGCAGCACCTCGGGGAACTCGCACGGTCGGCTGTGAGTGGACTCGCCCTTACGCGACGCGCTGTCGCGGGTGTCCTTCTCTGCGGCGTCCTTGCACCAGATCGAGCACCAGACCGCCCCGTACGGCAACGGCTGCCCGCAGTACGGGGCCGGGCAGTACGGGCGGGGAATGCCCGGTACGTCGGGGCCGACTCGCTGTCGGTCGAGGGGCTTCATGCGACACCGTCCTCGGCGTCGGCATTCAGCAGCTCGACCAGGTACGCGCCGAGCTCGGGCTGCTCGACCTCGATCACGGGCTCGGGGCAGCACGAGTACACGCTCGCGTCTTCCGGCTCGTGGTCGTCGTCGAGGCAGACCGGTGCGATCGCATCGTGCTTGTTGGCGCCCGTGTATTCCGTGATGACCTGTCGCCACATCGGGCGCTCGTCGCCGGTCACGTTCTTGAGCAGCGCGCGGGCGGCGATCCGGGCGTCGGAAAGAGTGCTCATGCAGCAGCACCGCCCTTGACCGCCTCGGCAGCAGCCCGACGCGACTGCCACACCTGCACCGCCTCGCCCGACCAGTGCCCCACCGGCAGCGCCCGCGCGGCGCTCACGCCGAGCCGCTCCGCGAGTTCGAGCCCCCGCTCGCCGTACAGCGACGTGCACTTGCTCGCCCGCTCGGACAACGTCGCGACGAGCCGCTCGACCTGCATGCCGACCCTCGACTGCTCGGGGTCGCTAATCGCGATCAAGTCGTCGAGCAGCAGCCCGTCGTCGGCGAGCAGCGCGTCGACGACGTCCTCGACGACCGCCTGCGCGAACCCGGCGAGGTCGAGCTGCGACCCACCGGGGATCGCCCGGACACCGACCGGGATCGGCGCCGAAACCATCTGCGTCTCGTCAGCCACGGCGGCCGCCCCTCGCGCCGAGCGCCTCGGCGAGCAGCGCCGGGACCCCCTTGCCGACGAGCCGGCCGCGTACGCCGCCGATCGTGAACCGGCAGACTGTCGACGGTCCGACGTTCGTCATGCGACGCCCGTCGATCCCGAGTCGGGCGATCCAGCCGTTCCAGTCGGCGAGCGACCGGGGGGTGACGACGAGCTGCACCTCGCCGCCGGCGGCGCTCGCCTCGGGCGGCGTCGGCATCGCGGCGAACTGCTGCTGCGCGGTGTCCGCGAGCGCCTTCGCCCGGCGGCACTGCACGGCGAGCGCTACAGCGGCCGGGGACGGCGTCGGCCGGTTCCTACCGGGCGCGGTGAACGGGTCGGCGTATGTCGTCATCGGGTCACCGCCGAACGGATCTCGGCGAGGATGTCCTCGCCGGACACGACCGGGACGTGTACGAGCACGCGCACCGTCGACCCGTCGAGCCTCTTCGGGGTGTCCGTGTGCAGGGTCCACAGCGACGCGCCGTCGACCTCGATGCCGCGCCGTACCTCGCCGCCGAGGGCGTACAGCCACGCGCCGAGGTCGTCGACGTCCGCGACCGTGATGTGCACGGCGTCAGGGCGGGCGACCATCGTCGGGGCGGGCAACGCGAGGTTGTCGAGGACAACCTGCACGGCGAGCCGGTTGTCGCTGGTCATAGCGAGGGGGCTCGGAGGGATGTGTTCGGTAGGCTGAGCGCTCAACGCGATCGCCTCACTCTCTGGTTGGGGTGTTTCGCGGGGGGTCGCTCGGGCCGGGAAGTCGGAGCGGCCCTTTTTGCTGTGGGTCAGGCGGTGGCGAGCTGCACGCCGGCCTCGGCGTCGTGCTCGTCGTCCTGCGTGGCCATCCAGCGCTTGACGTCGGTGAGGTCGAACCGGCGCTGCCGCCCCGGGAACGGGGTAACGGGCATACCGGCCTTGATCCACTGGAGTACCTGCCAGTCCGAGACGCCGTAGTACGTCTCGATCTCGCGCTGACTCAGAAGGGGCAGCAGCCCGGCCGGGAGGGCGACGACGCGCTCACTCTTCTTCGGCATCTCTCATTGACCTTTCTACTGTCACAGTCGAATCTGTAGGCATGCGAAACAGCGCCTGTATCGGCTGCCCGAGCGCGTCGGAGATGAGCCACGCGGTTCGGAGCCTGCACGCGGTCCTCGCCGTCTTCCCCTGCCCGGCGACCCGCCCCACGGCTGCGGCGCTGATGCCGCGCCCGGCCGGGTCGACGCGCTTCGTTGCACCGGCAAGTTCCGGGCCCGACACCCCCGCCGCCTTCATGGCGTCTCTGAGTGGCTGGCCTTCGCCCTTGCGGTGCAGGTTGGACATGCGGAACCTCGCGCCTGATTCGTCGGTGGCGCGCTTCCATCGAAGCGCGTTGTGACATTTCTACAGTCACAGTCACAACACCGTCAAGAGACTCGCCGAGTTCTTCCGAGGCGGACATAGTTCCTCGTGTAAATCGCACGCATGTTCTATGCTGGTGCCATATGCCGTCAGTGACGGCGTGCGGCGGGGAGGCTGCGCGCCGTGACTGCTTCACGCCACGCTTCTACTTTTACTTGCGGAAAGTAGAAGGCGCGGGGCACTCTTGAGTCCGTGGAGACTGAGGGACGTACCGAAGACCTCGCGCAGCTCATCGCTCGGTTGAAGTCTGAGTACGACGTCAACGACAGCGAGATCGCGCGCCGCATCGGTGTCTCCGCATCCGCTATCAGCACGTGGGTGAACCGCAAGCGCGGCACCGGGCGCGGCCCCAAGCCCGACAGCCTGCGCGCCATGGCGCGCGAGTTCCCGAAGTTCACCGAGACTGAAATCTTCGCGGCCGCCGGCCGTAAGGTCCCCGGTCCCTTGACCCCGGACGCCGAAACACGGCTTCTCGAACTCTTCCGGGGACTAACTGCCGAGCAGCAGCAGATCAAGGAAGTTGAGATGCGGGCACTGAACGAGCACAACCGTTCCGCCCTCTCGTAGGTCTCAGTTAGAGGCCAACTCCCGGTTATGTCTTGACTCTTCAACAACACCCCTACCGGTAGTCGCACAATCCTCCATTTGGCGCTACGGTCGCTCGTACGGCCGATGCTCCCCCGTCGGTACAGGTCTCCCACATGCCTGCGTATCGGGGGTTCAACCGTGTGCATCACCGTTCTTCTGGCTCCGCTGGCCCGGCTCCGCCCGTGGAATCCCACGCGCCAGATCATCACCGTTCCGACAGCCCTTTCCCCCGAGCGCGCCCTCATTGCCGTGCGGGCGGTTTTGTGTGAACTCGCCATCCCGCAGCCCGAGTTCGGGGCAGTCTGCTGGTGCGGGGAAGCGGTAACCCTTCCCTGCATTCCTCAGCGATCGGATGGAGAGGTGATGGCACATGGCGCGTAGGGCGACCAACAACCCCCGGCAACTCAGGTCGAAAACCTGCGGGTGCCAGGCATGCACTGAGCACTACCCCCCGGCCGAACACGGCGAGCGCAAGCGGCGGCGCGATTGCCTCGGATCCTGGCAGGCGCGCTACCGCGACCCCGCGGGCAAGCAGTGCGCGAAGAACTTCGCAAAGAAGAAGGAAGCCGAGGCGTTCCTCGACCGCACCCGCGACCGGGTCCGCAGCCGCACCTACCAGGACCCGAAGCGCGGCGAGATCGCCCTCGAAGAGTGGTGGGATCTGTGGTGGCCCGGACAGCCCAAGGGCCGGCCGACGACCGTGAACCGCAAGCTGTCGAGCTGGAACGCGCACATCCTGCCCAAGTGGGGAAAGTGGCGGCTCTGCGATCTGGAGTATCAAGAACTTCAGACGTGGATCACTACCGAGATCAAGGGGTACCACGCCCGCCGCAAGACGCTGGAGCTGCTGCGCGGGATGCTGCGCGGCGCCGTCCGTGACGGCAAGCGCATCCCGTACAACCCGGCCGCCGACATCGAACTGCCGGTGCCCCCGAAGAAGCACGCCGACGAGCTGCGACCGCCCACGCGCGAGCAGTGCGCGCTCATCCGCGAGCACGCCGCGATGTACTACGGGCCCTTGCTCGTCTTCCTGGAGGAGACAGGGCTGCGGTGGGGCGAGGCGACCGGGATGCGGTGGGGAAACGTCGACCTCGACGCTCAGCACGTCAAGGTAAAGGAAGTGCTCATTGACGACCGGGGGACGCTGTTCCGGCAGCCGGCACCGAAGACAGTCGCCGGGTTCCGTACGGTCCCGCTCACTCCGGATGCGGTGGCAGCGGCCCGCGTCATGGTGGATCGGTGGCGTCCGAAGCGGTCTGTCTCTCCCATCGGCGACGGCAAGGACCTGCACCCCGACGAGCTGCTGTTCCGCGGTCCACAAGGCGGGGTGCTCACCCGTCACAACTTCCGGCGCACGTGGATCCCGGCGATTCAGGCTGCCGGCCTGGCCCGCGAGGTGAAGAACCCGGAAACCGGCCGTATGGAGTACTGGCCGCGGGTGCACGATCTGCGCCACGTCTTCGCGACCCGGCTCAAGGATCTCGGGGTGAAGGAGAAGGAAGTGCAGGCGGTGATGGGTCACGACCGCGGGTCGAAGGTGACATGGCTGTACCAGCACGCGCCCGAGGAAGTCGCCGCGCACGTGCTCGCCGCCATGGTGCCGAGCGGGGCACCCGACGCCCCCGTTCGAACACTTCGGGCGGTGGAATCCGCGTGAGTCCACATCGAATCCACAAACCCCCCTCGGGACCCCTCGGCGAGACCCGAAAGCACCCGCCACCAGCACCGGAACGCACCGCCCGAAGGTCTCGGAGGGTCTCGGAAACCCTCGGGAATCCTCGCCTCCGCTTTACGTTTTCTCCTAAAGCTGGTGTCGCAGGTTCGAATCCTGCCGGGGGCACTGACTAGCTAGCTGGTCAGAGCCTTAAGAACCCTCCCGTTCATTCGAACGG